AAATGATAAATCATATGTTAGTTGATATACTGCAGTTAAGGCGTCTAATCTTCCTTCCGCCTCTGTGCGAACCATAGAGTCCATTGCTTCTTCGGTCTCTTGTTCTCTTTCGCTAGCCTCTGCTAGTTCCTGTTCTGCCATTAGCATGAGGTTCTTTAGTTCCCCGTGCATGATGTCAAGACCTGATACTCCTGCATTGACCATGCGTTGTAAGTGGGGCGGAAGCCCAATATCTTCTGCATTCATTTTATACCCTTTCGTTAGAGTTATTCATTATATCAGTAGCCACTGACAACAAATGCCTGGTAGCATGTATTTGACCATTTAAATATATCTCCTGGTCTTTGCTCCCATCTCCCCATATAACAGATTTATTACTAAGTAATTTTTCTAAATCTTGTTCTAAACTATTTAAATAAGCTTTAAGATATTCCATAAATTTAGATGATCGTGTTTCTAATTCAACATAACCCTCTTCATTACAATTGTGACACATTGCAGATTCATCTTCTGTATAATGTATTCCAACACCACATCCTGCACACCAAGATTCATCATACATCCCCATTGTCAAAATACCCTTCTGCCCATAGGCCTTGTAAAAAGTCTTGTGCTTTATTTAAACCATTTAAGACCTTATCTTTGGTTACGGTTCTGCTTGCCAATTCAATTGACTGACACATTTCATTTAAATCATTTATTTCATATCCTAGCATTCTATTGCCTCCATATATTTAATTATAGTTTGTAGTGTTATATGAATGTGGCAATCACAATCATCAGATGTATCTCTATCGTCAAAATGAATTAAGTTGTCATCATAGATATAATCAATTAGTTCTTGTGTAGTAATCATAAGCAGAACTCATCTCACCTTTCTATATTCGGGTACTTTAGTTTCTAAGTATATCTTATGGGTCTGACATTCTTTAACAGATTCTAGGTCTGCTTCTCCAAGCCAGTTACAATTAGAACAGATTTGGTTTTCACAATCTTCACAGAATTCCATAGTATCTGTTGCATCACAATCACGACACATATTATCGTATTCAGATTCAGAAATGATTTCTCCACGAAGGAATTCCATTTCACCACCCCAGCCTGTCTCTTCTTCATATGATAATGTCATAAGAAGGTTTGGATACTGTGCAGATAATTTTTGCATTGCAGCAATTGGTCTTCCCCAAGCGGTTTCAAAGTTATAATGAACTACATAGTTATCACCATTCTCTGATTCTTGAATGTCAGTAGTAGGATATTCATCATCCTCGGCTACAGCCACATCCCATTTAACACCCCATTCACGGTTATTAAAGTTATACCAATCATTGGATTCGAACTTAAGAAACTCCGCAAAGTCCTTATCAGGATTATGAGGGGGCTGGGAATGATAAATCTCCTCAGTAACACCATGGTCTACATAAGAATAGATATTATGAAAAGCAAAGATAGGATTGACATACTTACGTTGTCTAATTGAATATGCTAAATCACCATTAGATTGTACAGAATACACGAATGGCTTGTTCATTTGTTTAATTAGTGATTTTACTTGGTCAGGATTACCTTCAATGGTTAAACCATTATATACCCAGTTTGGCATTATTTTCCTTTGTTAGAGAGTTAGAGAGTTATTGTATCAGAGGGCACTGACAAATATATTAATTTACCAGTTCTACTTCATGGAAAAATCTAAGTTCGATTTTCCCATCTTTGAGATAACCAATCATGAATTCTTGGGTTTCATCATCGAGATAAATTTTCTCTACAATGACTTCATCTGTGTTATCTACTATGACTTTGCTTCCAGTTTCTATCATGGGATTATTCTACCATTACCCACTGACATTATCAAGGGCATCTCGTAATAGTCTCGTAATATTGATCTCGTAATCTATGATTTTTATCACACTCGTAATATGTCCTATATGTCCGTTTTGTCGCCACGCAAGATCCCCGCAGCTTTAGCTGCGGGGCCTGGTTTTTATTTAAATAGAAATGTGATTCTCTACAACTTCCATTTGATATTCTATAAATGAATCAAACGAATGTGAATGTCCATCTACAATAACATTTTGATTGTCCATGTCAATTACAACGTGGTGATAACTTTCTTCCCCGCCAAATTCACCTGCATATAAACCGAAACCTGTTTCAGAATCCCAGTCGTTGCCAATCAAAGTAGATACGGCTATGCGTGTTGCATATCCAATATCTCCCCAACGTGGCATTGCTCTCTTTAGTGCAACAGCAAGGTCAAGCAACTGTGTATCTCCACCCCAATGTGAGTAAAGAGTTACATAGTTATCACCTTGCTTGAAATGAAAATTAGTTCTAGCGCCCATTTAATTTAGACCTCCGATTGCTATTAGAATTGCGATTGCGATTGGTATTACAATATAAATCCATGTCATGTGGTTATCCTATCAGATTAGAGGGAGGGAAGTCAAGGACTCCCCTCCCTAAGAGAAGTTATCTAATTAGAGATAACGAGCAATCTGCTTCATGGTAGAAGCATTAACTGTTTCCTCATCTGTCATGCGGAGGATAGAAAGTGCGTTAGAGATTTCCTCTACGATTTCTTTGTATTGGTGTCCGTGCATTATATCAAAGTCACGCTGTGGCTCAACTGGCAAATCCTTTTCGGATACTGTCAAATCAAAGTCAATGTTTAACTGATTATTCCAAGAACGATAGTTTGTGCGAAGGTTCTCAGCCTTTTTGATATTAGCGATTGCATACTCTTGGATTTCTTTCTGCCAAGCCTTACGAGCCTTTTCATACTTAGCCTCGTTTGCACCTTGCTCTGCATATTCTTTCTTGATTGTTGCTAACTTTGTTTCCAAAGCCTTGATTACCTTTGGTGTTGCCACCTTTACTGTGATTGCTCTACTCATTTTTTTCCTTTGTTAGTTGGGGTTGTGGGATTATTATATCAGGGGGTACTGACATTATGCTTCGTGCTTAGGCATTTCTACCTGAACATTTTTGTGATTTACAGCACTTTTAAGAGTGCCTTGAAAGGCTACCATCATGGTAGCAAGCTTCATTTCATCTGAACATGAGAGTTCAACTGTTGAATCATTTATTACTTCATATTCAACGCCATATTGGATCGCCTTGCCCAACCCGTAGCCCATTTGGGCACGGGACGGGACTTCAAGAGTAATTACAGCCATTAGTATGCACCTTCTTCTACTCGTTCAACATCATAGTCATTTACAGAAATCTCTGAACCGAAAGAATCAACTGTAAGATTATTACGAATCAAATCTTCTAGGTCATAGTCACCTTCACGAATATCAACTTCAATGGTTGCATCTACACGAATATACGCTGTTACTTCGATTTCCTTAGTTAGTGGAACATCAAAAATATCTGCAATTTGTTCTAGTGCTTCTTGGTCTTCTGAATCAGCAAATACTTCATGTAGCAAGGTACGCAACTTAGACTCTTTTGTGTACCACTCGTTTTGCTTAGAAGTAAGATTTTTGTTCTGCCAAACCATGTGACGAACATCTGACTCTGTATATTCTTTTGTAACTGTTGAATCATTTTCTACCCAATCAAGTGTCATTACCTGTGGGATAATTGGTGTTGTTGTTTCCATAGTTTGTTCTTCTTTCTGTATGATAGTTGGGTATATTGTAGCATCTGCTACTGACAAGAGAGTGAGGTCTCCATAACATTCGAGACAAGTTTTATCTCTAAGTTCATCTGATTTAGTTGTCATTTCAATTAGTGCATCACAAATTGAACAGACATATTCTTTTTTGTACCATTTTTCCATAGCGCTATTGTAGCAGTTCCCACTGACATATTCGGGAGACACGCCGTAATAACGTAATCTCGTAACTGTGTTTTACATCACATGGCCGTCGCCAAATTTTTATGCATTGCAGTGCATATTTATTTATTGCGATCTGTATCGGACTTGAACCGACGACCTCTACCGTGACAGGGTAGCGCTCTAACCAACTGAGCTAACAGACCAGGTGCAGATTCTTACTTACGACATTGGGCGAGAACTTCTGCAAACTGCCCCTGTTTCGATTTTTTATTAAGCGGTAAGTGCTAACACTTGCTTAACAATTTTATTTTTTTCTGCGGTAACAACAGGGTCAAATCCGCTTGCACCTGCCATAAGTGAATCGCCATTTCCCTTGCGGGCTGTGCGATAATAATCTAGGCGTTCAGTAAGTGCATTTACAACACCCCATGCTGTGCCTTTGATATTAGCGTTAGTTGGTGAATTATGATACAACTCATCAACTAGGAGAACCTTATTCTCCCATTTCTTGATTGAACCCTTAGCGTCCTTTTCAGGCTTAGCATAGATTGAATTTACGATTTTTGAGAATTGTGCATTAGTTACCTCACGAGAGAATAACTCTTTAGCCTGCAACTCGAATTCGTCCATGTATGAAAATGTAAGACCTAGAGCCTCACGAGCAGCAGCAATTTTTCCATCTACTGTTTGCGTGTGACGAATCTTGAAAGATTGCTTAGCCTTTTTCATTGCAAGGTTTAGAGTGTTTTGGCACATAACACGAACGGGGGTGATTGCAGATTGAACCGCAACTGAACCATCGTGTGAAGTCCAAACAATAAGATAAAGTTTAGTCTCATCATTTGCACCATTAGGGTCAAGAATCATAGTGCGGGGAATAGACATTGAACCATAGACCACACGACCATTCTTTAGAGACCCAGCAGATTCCCAAACTACATCAGGATTTCCGTCATGGATATTATCTGCAAACGCAAACAAATCTTCATTCTGTACAGTCTTATAGCGTGAGCCTACAACTGAGAGAACATCTTTCTGTCCCGCTGTGATTGGATTATCACGAACAACAAGATAGTTATCTGAAACAGTTGTATAGTTATCTGCAAGCAAATCTGAAACAGATTCTAGTTGCACATTCCAGTTAGATAGATTTGCACCTTGCAACATTTGCGCTGTAGTAACAGCCTCATCTTGCGAGAATACTTTATTGGCAAAAGAGTGCCATGCGGGATTGGTGCGAAGATTTACTGCAAGAGTTGCAGAACCATCGTTGATTTCTGATTGGTGAGCAAGATTGCCCACGGGTGATTGAACTGACATAGGTTTTTCCTTCTTTCTGTTTATGTATCGTTAGTCTAGCATACGGGACTGACATCTGTCCATTCTTAATACCAAGATAAACATTCATTTGTCTTAAATGTCCGATTTCAGGAATGTGATAAATCTCACACGTAAAGGTTATCCACACGTAATACACAGACACGCCCGAACGGGGCGACATGTCGCCACACTTTTTGCAAATTGTCAAGCTTTAAAAATATCAATAAAAAAACTTATAGCAGCAAGTATTAATAATGTAAATAAATCTGCTATAAGCTTTTTCATTGTGGCCCCCCATTAAATAAATTCGGTTAGATCTCGATCCATAATTTCATTTACATCAACACCTTCTACTTCTGCAATTGCATCCCATAATTCAGATTCGGTAAAATTACCGTCAGGGTACCAAGTAGCAAGTACTTCGTCTAAACTATTCATCGCTCACCAAGCATTCGTTACAGTCACAATAGTGTGCATGCGGTAGCCATGCATCCAAGTGGTGAGATTCTGCAATAGCGGATGCTGGAGCACTGTCCTGGCCACGCCACGAGACGCCTTCAGGAAGTTTAATTAAACGGTCATATGCTTCATCATGATACGCATCAATTGCATCTAAGCAAGGTTGGACCATGGAAGACGGAACGGGCGGATAGTGATTACCCTGCAAGTGAATACGTAGTGAAGAATGAATATCTAATGATTCAGATAAATCTAGCGCTGTATTGTATCCCATTATTCGGCCACCTTAAGAATTGCATAGGAGCCACCTTCGTTAATTCGGTCAATTTCAGGCTGGATTGTTGGAATAATTAATGCTTTAAGCATTCTTTCAAGCATTTCAATTTGCTCTTCAAGCGGTAGGCCAAGGAGACGTTGACCTATTGGATGAGTTTCATCTACTTCAGTGACGAACTTGAGTGTGTGTGGAATTTGTACCATTTTTTGTCCTTTGTTAGTTGGGTTAGAGTATTGTATCAGGGAGCACTGACAATTAGAGATATAAGTCTTCGGTGCTAGAGATTAATTCACCATACATTTTTTCTTCTTGCCATTCGAAGAAGTGAAGGTTACATAGTGTTTTGATATCGGTGCGGGGAATTCCTGAACACGCAGTGCACAAGGATTCGATTAGATTGCCCATGAGTTGACCTTTCTTTTGGAGATAATTGAAGTATAGCGTAATGCACTGACATATTCAAGTTACCCGTAAATATTTTTGTGTGAGAAATATCACACGTAACGTAAGACACGACACGCCCGACCCCGCCGACAAATTTAGTTGAATTTTCAACTATCTAAAAAATGGAGAAACAAGATCACTATAAAGCTTTAAGATTTTATTTTTTTCATTTTTTGTTTTGCGATTATATTTTTTTTTATTTTTAATTGGTGTTGCAGCATTACTGCGACGCAATTCCTGAATGCGTTTTACTTTTTCATTTGTCATTTTTCTACGACCCTTCTTCCTTCACGATAAAATATTTTTGTGTAGCATTTACCCGAAGGCGTGTAGAGATTTACAGTAGAATATTTATCTGCAAATCCCCAGTCAATAAACTTTGCAAACTCTTTGTGTGCTTGCAATTCATCTGCATATTGAAAAGAAAAATCAGGTGATTTATTTTCATCATAGGTTACAGTTATTTTATACATATTAGTTATTCCAATCTAGTGTAACACACTCGCATTTTGTTATTGTTATGGTGTTACCATTGCTACTTACAGTAGCAATAGTATCGCACCCATCGCATAAGAATACATTTGATAAATTATCTAGCAGGTTTCCCATATTATTCACTCACCTTTACGGCTACTGTGCGATAAGTTTTGCGACCCCAAGTATTGCTTCCGCTATTAGGTGCAATTTCTACAAGATAGGTTTCGCAACCTTCATACCAAATTGGTTGTGGGTGCTTTTCTGCACTGATAATTTCACCTCGCATTGTGCGGGAAATATAAGGCTTTCCTACAAGTAGGTTTTCGATTGAGTATACATTGGCTGACATTAGTTGCCACCTTCCTTTTCTTTATTGTTAGATATTGTAGCAGATAGCACTGACATTGCTTTTTCTGCATTTGCTTTACGTGTTGCAAGGACGTGTGCCTTGTATTCATCTAGGTTCATTTCTGACCTTCTTTCTCTTGATATGCCGTAAGTATAACAGAACGCACTGACATTTTCCAGTTCTGCAAGGGTTTGTCTCAATATATGGAGCGTGGCAAATGTGATAAAACTCACGTAAAATACGGCGTGTCGTACTTGACACGACACGCCCGAACGGGGCGACAAAAATTTGCAGCTTGTCAACTGCAAATCTTTTTTATTTATTTTATTTTATCTAAAATCTTTTCTAATTCTTTTAATTGTTCAAGATTAAGATGATCCAAATTTATTGCATCAGCAAAACCAAAAATATCTTTTTCCATTATTCGACCTCTTTCCATTCAAAACAATAAGAATCTTTTACAAAAGAATTTTTAACTACAGAATCAAAAAGAGAAATTGCTTGGTCTTCATCTTCTGCATTAATATCTAACCAAACGCCAAATGTATATTTTTTAGTCAAGGTAAATACCTCCCTTTACATTTTTATGATTAACACACACATTTCCACGGGGAATCGGTGTATGACATTTGAAGCATTGCATTTGAACACTAGCGTTATTTGCTATTGCCCATTCCAAATCTATCTTAGTAGATGGAGAAGCATTTTCTAATGATACCCAGCCAGCACCATTTTCATTCATTTCAAAAATTTCTAAGTTAGCCATTTACTAGAACTCCTAACTCCATTTTTACATACTTACCGCTTTTGCGGTCTGAGCAGACTGGGCAGAACCAATCTTGAGTTTCGCATGTCTGATACTGACATGTCTTGCATTTATTTACCATATATTGAGTCATTTTGACTCCTTTCTTTTGCTAACCTTTAGCAACTTTCTTTATAATGGAATTATAGCAGGGGGGTCTGACATCTACTCGCGGGTAATGTGTACAAATTGGACATTTGCAAATGTGACTTATATCATGTGGATAACTTACGCTCAAATTTAAATGTGATGTGCATCATGTGGATAACTTGTCGGCAAAAATCGAACAAATGTTTGAATTATATTTATTCATGATCTTGCATAAATATGCGGGCAGTTTCTAGAGTTGCCCAGCTCTTTTTTTTATTCTTCTACCGCAAGATTTCTCATGCACTCTTCCCAAAATCGGTCAGAGTCAAAACGTTCATTGTCTGTAATAAACATTTCAGAAAAATCATTTACTAAATCTTCATACACGTCAATTTTAATTTCTGATGCATATGAGTTTAAGATTTCCGCAGTTGCTACATAGTCTTTGCGAGTCATCATTTTAGTTCGTGTCCTTTTCTCTATTTGTTACTTGCTTGTCTTTACCATAGCAAAACGGCGTGAACCATTTGCTAAGATTAAATTAACACGGGTTACTTTGTTAGAGATTGGAGAGAAGCCAGCAATTCGACCTGTTACACCTGTTTTGCTTGTGGTGAATAGGTCTCCGATTTGGTAAGTGTATCCGCTTAGTGTCATTTTAGTTTTCCTTTTCTTTTTTTCTTTGTTGGGTTTGGTTGAGCCTTTTTATATCTTGCTCAGGATATTTAGCGATTTGCTAAACTTACTTGATTGTAACTGTTGTCCAGCGATAATCGCCGTTTTCAAGTGACAACTTTACGCGGGTGCGTGTTTCTGTGACGGGGATAATCTCTGTGATTGTTCCTGTTACATTAGAACGCTGTGTAGTGAATAAATCACCGATTTGATATGTCTTTCCTTTTACTGTCATTTCTTTGTCCTTTTCTTTAGGTGGTTATTTCCCTAGTGTATCACTAGGGTCTGACATCTTGTCAAATTTAGAGGATTTCGTCTGGGTCAAAATCTGGTGTATCTGGTAAGTTAAACTCTGATTCTTCAGGGTTCTCATCTTCCCAAATATCGTTTTGCTCTTGCATGAAATCGAGGGGGGATAGAGTAGAGGTTCTCTCCCATGAATATACATATGACATTAGTTTAGTCCATTCTTCTTGAGGTCTTGATAGATAGCATAGCATAGGGGTATGACAACAGATAGCAAGCCTATCTGCACTAGGCTAGTTAGTAGGCGATTCACTTGTTTACCTCTACCTTCATTACATTAGCTGAAAACTTTACTTTACTAGCGAGGTTACTTGCATTGAGTGTATCTATTAAGTGGTCAATAGCCTTAACCTCATGCGCTATGTTATTAACGCTTAGTAGTGTAGAGCCTTGCCATATTGAGTAAGTGATAGTCATTATCTGTTCTTCTTTCTTTAGTTTGTTATAGTTGGAATTATAGGGGATAGGTCTGACAAATAGGGGGATATAGAGGGGGTGTGTCTATGTGATTTACATCACATTAGATGCACTCTATACACTCGCATCCTTTAGAGCGGATAAGGTAGGCTAGTACCTCTTTGCGTGTATAAGCATCTAGTCCATAAGATGACTTAACGCCTCCATTATGGAAGTCATGCACGATAGTGCTAAATAGTGTTTCTGTTAGTGTAGTCATTTACTGACCTACCTTTCTTTATCAAGAACCTTTCTTGATTTTCTTTATAGTAGAATACTAGCACACAATATCGAGAAAATCAAGCACCAACACGGACATATCGGACATATTTTATGTGTTTTACATCACATTTGAGCCTTGATATGCATACAAATCGGACATTACGGGCGGACTATTAATTTTTTAGTTTTTTTTCTAAAACGTGATTCATACAAAAAAAATGGCCATTAACATTTTGACCAAATATGGTTTCACATGAAACATTGGGCGGGAATTTAAAGATCTTTTACTTCATATTGGGGATAAGTATGTTCCATATGGCAATTAGCACATACAATTCGACATTTTTCGATCTCTTTTAGGATAGTTTTAACACTATATCGTGATTTTTCCTTAGAATCTAGCCCAGAAGCTGCTGTCATTTGAGCAATACCTACAATTTTTCCTTTTTTATCACGATATTTTGTTGATGGATCAATATGATCGAAGTGTAAAACAGCTGTATTTTTTTTATAACCACATACAACACAACCTGTAGACAATTTTATAGAATTTATATACTGTCTAACCTCTAAAGCAGACATATTTTTCAAGATTTTACCAAAGAAATTGTAAAAAAATAGCGGGTACCTCTAGTAACTGGTAAAACACCATGGATTGGCTCAGATGACATATAAACTAGATCGTATTTTTTAGGTTTATAGATAAAATCATCTCCGACAGCAAGTTCTCCACCTTCATAATCGTCATTTAAATAAAATAAAGCTCCCATTTCAGGAAAAGGCTGGGAGTCAGAATGCATATTCATACCTACACCTTCTCTATAAATAGTCATAACACTTCCAGATACTTTATTAAAACCATCATTAAAATAAGCAGCAACCTTGTCACGATATTTATCTATGAACTGAATGGTGTATCTATTCTCTAAATCAACGACACCTATACGTCCATCTCCTCTATCTTGCATTAAGCCTTCTTCTTCAAGATGATCCATATACTCAATTAAATTTTCAGCATCATCCTTATCAAAAAAATTAGGAATTATTTTTACATCATTTCTCATCTTCATTTTCACTTTCAAATATAAAGGACGGGGCGGGAGCTAGAATTTTTCCAGATTCGTGTAAAGAATACAATCCCTTAGCATCAGCACCTAGTTTATCTGCAATAATGGACAACATATCATAATTTCGTTGTTCCTGGATAAAAATAGCTCCTAGGAGTTCACGAATATTTTGGACAGTATCCTCAAAATTATTTTTTTCTTCTGTCATATCTCAATACTTCTACAATACCCCATATAAAGCCTATAACAGCCAATACAGACAATATTACGTTAATCTTGTTCACCTAGTATCTCCTTAAGTATATGTTCCCATTTATTGCTTTCCATGCCCGCCGAATTATTTATCATTAAATCATCATTTTTTGCGGTAGATAAGTGAATCCAAGCAATATCATGGGTAAGCTCAACTTTTCCTGCATATATATGTTCATTGCCCTGTTTTATATGTATCAGAATTTGTTTGAGTTCTTCTTCTTTTTCGAACGGCTCAATGTAAGCCCGCTCTATATGTATTTTTGCCATATTAAATTATATTAAATTACTAATCCCTTTTTTTCGGCTCAATGTTTTCCGAATTTTTTGCATTTTTAATTTTTTCTAAAATGCTATTGTAAAAATCTATTCCTACTTTTTTCTTGTATCCACATGCAAAACAGTCTAACACAATTTCTTCTTCAGGCGTTAAACGGTGGATTAATTGATAGGTAATTTCGGGATCTTCTTGATGCATAGGACAGGCGAGGAAGTTTGCCTTCCCCGCCTGTGCTAATTGTAAATATTCTGAAAAAACTTGTATCAGCATTATGCGGAAACCAAGTTTGCCTTATCAAATACAGAATTTACATAATGTGCAACTGTAGGATTTCCAAAAATTGGTTTATTCCATGTTTTTGGATTTCCTGCTCTGCTTGGCATTAAATGACTTGCAACCACTTTTTCCCAATCACCGTACTTTTTGTAGTTATATTCAAGTTCATGAATAATCCTAGCATCTTGTACCCATTCTGGAGCGTCGCAGGCTGATTTATAGCCCATATAGTTATCCCATGTAGAAGGCATGTATTGGTAGGCACCACATGCACTGCTGGAATAAGACTTTCGATGGTATGCCGTAGCACCGCCAGTTTCCACTGACTTAATTCCATTGGCAAGTCTTGATATTACAACCCGATGATCTACTCTGTCATTTTTTATATTTAGCTTTTTGCTATATTCGGGCATTAAAAAAGTTGTTCTAGAATGTAAATCATTAATAAAATAAAGATGCTTTACTGCTTTTTCTTTATTATTATTATTAATATAATCTATATATATAATATCTTTAATATTAACTAAGTTATTATATTTATTAATATATAATATATTTTTATTATACACTATAACTTCTTTCATTTGAGCTTGTGCTGAATTATTTGTGGTAAATAATGCTGTGATAATCATCACATTAATCATAAACCAAACTGTTTTTATCAGCATTTTACTTTCTATCCTTATTTTGTTCTCATTATTCATTTTGAACCTCCTGGGGAAAGAGTAGCAATATCAATACTATCATGATACAATTGGAAAAACAAGTCGGGAGCGTATGAAAGTCTCATTTACTGGTGCCCCAGAATACATGGATCGCAATGTAGGCTACGGTGAAGCATCATTTCATATATTTAAAGAATTTAAAAAAAATGATATTGAGTGTGTAATTGGTGATCCTTTTGCAAATATAGGTATATCTTTTATTCAACCAAATCTTTATTCATTTGGAAAAAAACAATATAAAATAGGATATACTCCATGGGAGTCAACAGATGTTTTTTTTCAATGGAAAAAACCATTAATGGAAAATATTGATGAACTTTGGACAACATCTACTTGGTGTGCAAATATTTTTAAACAGCATACCAATAAACCAATTTTTGTTTACCCACATGGTGTAAATCAAGATTGGGTTCCAGTTAAAAGAAATATTAATAAAGACAGACCATTTAGATTTTTACATATTGGAGACCCAGCATTTAGAAAAGATGCTCAAATGGTTGTTGATGCATTTATATCTTTATATGGAGATGATCCAAATTATGAATTAATATTAAAATGTAGTGGAATGTCAATTGTAAAAGTTTATGATCCTATTACTGGAAGCATACTTGGAACCCCCTCAACTTTTTATAAAAATATAAAAATTATTGAAAGCATGCTTTCTACAGAACAAATAAACGGATTATATGATCTTTGTGATGTATTTGTTTATCCCTCTTGGGGAGAAGGATTTGGATTTAACCCACTTCAAGCTATGTCTAAAGGTATACCAACTATATGCACTGCAGACTGGGCCATGTATAAAGATTATATAACCGCACCGCTAGATTCTGTTTGGTATCCGTCACCTTGGCAAACAACTCATCCAGGATTAATGTTAAAACCAGATTATTCACAATTAAAATTTTACTTAAAAGATATTGTAGAAAATTATAAATCTTATAGTGCAATTGCCTATAAAAATGCTTTCTTAATACATGGAGAGTACAATTGGAAAAAAGTTTCAAAACCAGCTATAGAAAGATTAAAAGAAATTCAAAAATCTAATTTTTGAAAAAAATATATGATACACTTAAGTTCTTAATAATTTAAATCTCAGGAGATAACATGTCTAACACAATTAAAAACCCATATGAAAACTTTATCGCTCTTTCACGTTACGCCCGTTGGCTTGAATCAGAAAATCGCAGAGAAACATGGGGTGAAACTGTAGACCGTTACTTTAAGTTTATGGTTATTCAGTTGCGTGAAAAACATGGATATTTTCCAGATGATAAAGTTATTGCAGAACTTCGTGATGCAGTATTTAATAGAAACGTAATGCCATCAATGCGCTCCGTGATGACTGCGGGACCAGCGTTAGAAAGAGAAAATATTTCTGGATACAATTGCGCTTTTATTCCAGTAGATAATCCTAAATCATTTGATGAAGCAATGTATATTTTAATGTGCGGTACGGGTGTTGGTTTTTCAGTAGAGTATAAATACATTAATAAATTGCCAATTTTACCAGAGACATTAGAAAAAAGTAATACAGTTGTAATTGTTTCAGATTCAAAAGAAGGTTGGGCAAAAGCTTATCGTGAATTTCTTTCATTGCTTTGGGCGGGCCAAATTCCACAAATTGATATTAGTAAAGTAAGACCTGCGGGAGCAAGACTTAAAACAATGGGTGGTAGATCATCTGGGCCACAACCGCTTGTTAATCTTTTTGACTTTACAATTAAAATTTTTAAGGGAGCGCTTGGTCGCCAACTTAAGCCAATCGAAGCACATGACATTATGTGCAAAGTTGGAGAAGTAGTTGTTGTTGGAGGGGTTCGTCGTTCAGCATTAATTTCTCTTTCTAATATTAATGATATTGAAATGGCAGCAGCAAAAGCTGGCAATTGGTGGGAATCAAACGCTCAACGTGCCCTAGCCAATAATTCTGTTGCATATTCTCGCAAGCCAGAAATGGCACAATTTATTGCAGAGTGGAAATCATTATATGATTCAAAATCAGGCGAACGAGGTATTTATAACGTTGCAGCAGCACAAGCTCAAGCAGCAAAGTATGGAAGACGCAGTGAAGATATTCACTACGGCACTAATCCGTGTTCAGAAATTATTTTACGCCCTTATCAATTTTGTAATCTTTCAGAAGTTGTACTTCGTGAAAAAGACACAATTGAAGATGTAAAAAATAAAGTTAAACTTGCAACAATCCTTGGAACCTGGCAATCAACTCTTACAGACTTTAAATATATTCGTAAAATTTGGAAAGATAACACAGAAGAAGAACGATTGCTAGGAGTTTCTCTTACAGGTCAATTTGGACATAAGTTCTTTTCTGGACAAGAAGGCTCTGAAAAACTTGCTAAGGTATTAGATGATTTTCGTGAGTATTCAGTAACAATTAACGTGGCAGAGGCAGAGAAAATTGGGATTCCAGCTTCAGCAGCAATTACATGCGTAAAGCCATCAGGAACAGTTTCTCAATTGGTCGGGGTGAGCTCGGGAATGCATCCATGGCATTCAGAGTACTATATTAGAACAGTTCGTGGAGATAAAAAAGATCCTATTACACAATTTCTTATTGATTCAGGAATTCCAGCAGAAGATGATGTAATGAAACCACAAGATACAGTTGTTTTTTCATTTCCAGTAAAAGCTCCAGAATATGCAATTACTCGTGATAAGGTTAATGCAATTCAACAACTTGAAATTTGGCTTACATATCAACGCCATTGGTGCGAGCATAAGCCTTCTGTAACAATTACAGTTAAAGAAGATGAATGGATGGAAGTTGGTGCTTGGGTTTATAAGCACTTTGATGAATGTTCGGGAATTTCATTTTTGCCATATTCAGACCATACATACGTACAAGCTCCATATCAAGAAATTGATAAAAAAGCATACGACACCCTTTTAGAAAAAATGCCTAAAGATATAAATTGGACAGCTTTATCACTTTATGAGCTTGAAGATTCTACTACTGGCTCCCAGGCCCTAGCGTGTGTTTCTGGTGAATGTGAAATTGTAGATATTAACAAATAATCTATGATTTATATTTACAAAATGCTATAATCATATTAAATAATTTGTTTTGGGGGCATAATGGCTGTAGACTCAGATAATCCTGTAAACTTTAGAGTTACTCAAGGTGAAACTTTTTCATTGCAGTTAGAATATCAAGACCCAACAGAAAATCCAATAAATATATCTGATTATACTATTGTTTTTACTGCTAAAAATAAACCCCAAGGAAAAACAACTTGTGCAACTTGCACAATAGGCGATGGAGTAGATATGTCTCGTGCAAATCAAGGCATAATTAACTTAACTGTATCTTCAAGCAAAACATCTCTTTTTGTTTATCCAAGAACACATTATCAAATTAAAGCCAGAGATCCATATTCATCAGACTTTGTTCTTTTGCAAGGATGGTTTGAGGTAACAGCGGGGTAAAATGACAAATATAATTGTAGTAAGAGCTTTAGGAGCAAGAGGACCACAAGGACCATCAGGTGCCACAAGTGGCTTCAATACATCTTTAGTCTCATATAAATTTGAACAACAATCTGCAGTAAATATTTGGAATATTACTCACAATTTAAATTTTAATCCAAATATTACAGTTTTGGATTATAGCGGAAATACTATAGAATGTGATATAAGTCACGTTAGTGCTAACCAAGTTAGACTAACATTTTCTAGCGTGGTTTCTGGTTATGCGTATTTATCATAACAAAAAAATAAAAATATAAGGGGTGTTTAAACACAATGGCAAAAAAGTTTTTAGTAAATATAGATCTAGCAGGTAATCAATTACTCAATGCAGTAATTCAACCTCAAAGCACAGCCCCAGCTAATCCCGTTACAGGTCAAATTTATTTTGACACCGCGTTAGGATACTTACGCACATGGACAGGATCTGCATGGGTTAATACAAGCCAAGGCGCACAAGGTACAACTGGCGCACAAGGTACACAAGGCGTTCAAGGAACACAGGGTATTCAAGGTACTCAAGGTATTACAGGTTCCCAAGGAACAACTGGTACACAAGGTATTACAGGTTCCCAAGGAACTACAGGCGCTCAGGGAACAACTGGAACTACGGGTAGCCAAGGTACAACTGGCGCACAAGGTACACAAGGCGTTCAAGGAACACAGGGTATTCAAGGTACTCAAGGTACACAGGGTATCCAAGGAACAACTGGTGCTCAAGGTACTACTGGTACCCAAGGTACAACTGGTACAACTGGTTCCCAAGGAACAACTGGTGCTCAAGGTATTACAGGTACCCAAGGTATAACTGGTACACAAGGTATTACAGGTTCCCAAGGAACACAAGGTATTCAAGGTACGCAAGGTACACAGGGTATCCAAGGAACAACTGGTGCTCAAGGTATTCAAGGAACTACAGGTTCACAGGGTACAACTGGTACTCAAGGAATCCAAGGCGTTCAAGGTATTCAAGGACAAAATGCTGGTATTACATCAGTTGGTTCAGGCTTAACTTTAACTACAGGTACTCTTTCAGTTGATACAACAACTATTGCAACAAGAGCATACGTAGATGCAACTGCAACTGGACTAGATGTTAAGGCATCAGTTCGTGCAGCAACTACTGCTAATGGAACTCTTGCTACAGCCTTTGCTAACGGTCAAGTTATTGACGGTGTAACACTTGCAACTGGCGATAGAATCCTTCTTAAGAATCAAACAACTGGTGCTGATAATGGTATCTACACTGTTAACGCTTCAGGCGCACCAACCCGTGCAGAAGATGCAAATACAAGTGCAGAAGTTACAGCAGGATTATTTACCTTTGTATCAGAAGGTACAGTTAACGGTAATGCGGGATTTGTATTAACAACAGATGACACCATTACTCTTGGAACAACAGCGCTAGTATTTACACAGTTCTCTGGCGCTGGAGCGTACACAGCAGGTGCTGGTCTTACACAGTCTGGTACAACATTTAATGTTGGTGCTGGAACAGGTATAACTGTAAACGCTGATGATGTAGCAATTAATACATCAGTTGTTGTACGTAAGTCCTCAACAACAGTTGGAAATGGCTCAAGTTTAACATTTGCAGTAACACACAATTTTAACTCTGATGTTGAAGTTGCAGTTTATGAAACAGCAACAGGCATAAAAGTTGAAACAGATGTTACTTTAACAAGTTCAAATGTTGCAACAGTTGGTTTTGCAACAGCTCCAACTAGCAATCAATATACAGTTGTAATTCAAGGATAATAATAAATTGTAAGGCGGGGAGTTTAAAAGCTCCCCGCCCCAATAAGGAGATAAGATGGCTAAATTTTTAACACCAATTCTTTATCCTATATTATCTTCAACACCTACATCAACAATAGGTGCAACTTATTACGATACAAGATATAAAGCAGTAATGCTTTATGATGGAACAGATTGGAATCCTCTACAAGGCGTACAAGGCGCAACTGGTTCAAATGGCGTACAAGGAACTACAGGTTTACAAGGCACAACAGGTTCTCAAGGAATTCAGGGAATAATTGGTTCTCAAGGCATTACGGGTACAACGGGTGTCCAAGGTGCGACAGGAACTCAAGGTGTTCAAGGTGTTATTGGCGATGATGGGTTTGTCTCTCAACCAACTGCGCCAACAAATACAAGTTTATTATGGCTTGACACAGCTTCTCCAGCTGATACAACAATTCTTTCGTTTAATGCACAGGTTGGAACAGCCTATACACTTGGTAGCGGTGATGTTGGTAATCTTGTTACAGCATCAAACGCAAGTGCTATAACTATTACGGTTCCCCCTAGCGTTTTTTCAACTGGACAAATAGTAAACGTTCAACAAACAAACACAGGACAAGTTACATTTGCTCAAGGAGTTGGTGTAACTATAACTTCTACTGGCGCAACATCTAGTGCGCCAAAAATACGTACACAGTATTCAGCAGTTACAGTTATATGTACTGGTACTAATACTTTTACAATTATAGGAGACACAGTCTAATGCCTATAAATAAACCATTGCTTGGAACTTTTGCATATAAAAAAGCTGCCACAGTAACAGGTGGTACCTTAACCTCTGATGCAACTTATTATTACAGAACTTTTACAACAACTGGAACTTTTACAGTATCAACTAGTTCACTAACAGCAGATATTTTGGTAGTAGCTGGCGGTGGCGGTGGAGGTCGTTCTGACCGAGGTGGGGGCGGTGGTGGAGCTGGTGGTCTTTTGTACTTTTCAAATCAAACACTTACCCCAACTGGTTATGGAATTACAGTAGGTACTGGAGGCCCAGCTGCAACAGCAAGCGTAACTACAGGTACTAGTGGAACTAACTCACAGTTTGGTTCTTTTACTGCAGCTATTGGTGGAGGTGGTGGAGGTAGAGATAATACGACTGCATTAACAGGCGGTTCAGGTGGTGGTCAAGGACATCAAGGACAAAGTACTAACGCTGCAGGAACTGCGGGTCAAGGAAACCAAGGTGGAAGAGGTATAGATGGCGGAGCAAGCTTATGGTACAACGGTGGAGGTGGTGGTGGTGCAGGAGGCGCGGGAGGTAATGCAACCTCAACCGCAGCTGGTGCTGGAGGAATTGGACTTGCTTACTTTGGAACCACTTACGCAATTGGCGGTGGCGGAGGGGCACAAATAGGTACCTCTACTGGTACTGGCACTGCTGGATTAGGTGGAGGTTCTGCAACTGTTGCTGGAGCAGCAAATAGAGGTTGTGGGGGTGGCGGTGGTACTGGCACAAATGCTGGAAACGTAGCTGCTGGAGCTGGCAGTGGAGGCGTAGTAGTAGTTCGCTACACAAGAGCACAGGTGGGTGGATAATGCCTCAACTTAAATACTGGAACGGTTCTGCTTGGGTTAATGCCGTCATTGGCGCACAAGGTGTATCTGGAAGCACTGGTACTCAAGGTACACAAGGCACTACTGGTATTCAAGGTATTCAGGGAACACAAGGAGTACAAGGTACTACTGGCATCCAAGGCATAACAGGTACTCAAGGTACTCAAGGCCTTACAGGTTTGCAGGGTACTCAAGGAACAACAGGTTCACAAGGAATCACTGGTTCTCAAGGTACTACAGGTACTACAGGTTCTCAAGGAATTCAGGGAATAATTGGCTCTCAAGGCATTACGGGTACAACGGGTGTCCAAGGTACCACTGGTTCTCAAGGAACTACTGGTACAACTGGTAGCCAAGGTACCACTGGAACCCAGGGAACTACGGGCACAACTGGAAATCAGGGAACTCAAGGAATTACTGGTAGCCAAGGTACTACAGGAACTCAAGGTACTACAGGAACTCAAGGTACTACAGGACAAAACGGTAACTTTGGTGGAGCAACTTTTGACTACACTTACAGCACAACTACAACAGCAGCAGATCCTGGCACAGGGAATGTTAGATTTAACAATGCAACTTTAGCGTCAGCAACTGCAGTATACTTAGATGCAAGCAATGATGCTTCAACTGATATATCATCTTTCCTTAACACTATTGGAACTTCGACTTCTACACTAAAGGGTCACTTCCGTATGTCAAAGAAATTTGACGCTAATACATTTGCACTTTTTACAATTTCTTCAGTAACAAACAACACGGGTTGGTTTACTGTAAATGCATCGTATGTATCTGGTAGCGGAACATTTACAAACTCAGATGATATTATTATCACTTTTGCTCGCACAGGTGATAAGGGTGACACTGGTGCACAAGGAACAACAGGCGCTCAAGGCGCAACAGGTTCCCAAGGAACACAAGGAATTCAGGGAACTAACGGAACACAGGGTACACAAGGCACACAGGGCATTCAAGGACGCTCACACCTTAACGTAACTTCTACAACATCTACAACAATTGGAACAGGCTCTAAAGTATTTGGGGTTACAAACTCTGGTGATTTCCAAACTGGTGAGTATGTAATTGTTACAAATACAGGTACCCCTACCAACTTTATGTTTGGTCAAGTAACTGCAGTATCTTTAGATAGCACTATTACTGTAAACGTCACTTTGACAGGTGGTTCAGGAACACTTGCTGCTTGGACATTTGCATCCAGCGGTCTACAAGGTACAACAGGTACAACAGGCGCACAAGGTACAACAGGTACAACAGGCGCACAAGGTACAACAGGTACAACAGGCGCACAAGGTACAACAGGTACAACAGGCGCACAAGGTACAACAGGCGCAATAGGTGCACAGGGCGCAATTGGTTCAACTGGATCACAAGGCACCACAGGTTCAACGGGCGCACAAGGCACCACAGGTTCAACGGGCGCACAAGGCACGACTGGTTTAACAGGCTCTCAAGGAACCATTGGTTCACAGGGTTCAACGGGCGCACAAGGAACTCAAGGTGTTCAAGGAACACAAGGTACAACAGGTGCCACAGGATCACAAGGTACAACAGGTACTACGGGTGCTCAAGGTACAATTGGCTCAACTGGTACACAAGGAGCAATTGGTACAACTGGTTCTCAAGGTACAAATGGTACACAAGGTACAACTGGTTCTCAAGGCACAACAGGTTTACAAGGTGTTCAAGGAACAGCAAGCGATAGATATGCTACTACATCAACTACATCTTTTGCTCTTTCTGGCACGGGATCAACAACAATAACAGTAGGAATAAACTTAAACTACTCTATTGGACAAAACATTGTTGCAGCAGCAGATGCTACACATATTGTTTATGGAACAGTAACAGCATATACACCAGGAACTGGATCTTTAACATTTACAAATGATAGAGCTGTTGGAACTGGAACATTTGCAGCTTGGACAGTTAACCTAGATGGAGCAGTTGGTATTCAAGGTCAACAAGGTCCTCAAGGTGTTCAAGGTGTTCAAGGTACAACAGGAATTCAGGGTACACAAGGTACAAATGGTACACAAGGTGCAATTGGTTCAACTGGTGCACAAGGTGCAATTGGTGCAACAGGATCACAAGGTGTACAAGGAACAACTGGTATTCAAGGATTTACTGGCACAACAGGTGCACAAGGCACAACTGGTTCTCAAGGTACAACGGGTGCTGGTACACAAGGATTAACTGGTACACAAGGAAGCACGGGAACACAAGGTATTCAAGGCCCACTTCCTTCTGGTTATGCAACAGCAGTAAACTTAAGTAACTTAGAAATTTTAACTTTAATGTCAGCAAGATAATGTGTCTTTATAAAAAGATATGTTATAATTTAATCTATATAGGGGGTAGTAACTAATGGCTACAACATCTAAACAAATGTTTATTGGGGCAGCAAGCCTTACAGACACAACGCTTTACACAGTTCCATCTTCAACAACTTCAGTAGTAACAGAAATAGTTGTTGCAAATACAGCGGGGACAGCAGCAACATTTACAATTAATCTTAAAGGAACAGCTATGGCTGGAACTACAGCAATTGCAGCAAACTCAACAACTGTAATTGATATTAAGCAAGTTCTAAATACAACAGAAACAATTACAGGCTCTGCATCTGCAACAACTGTTAAATTCTTTATTTCAGGAGTGGAGATCGCATAATGTCACCAATCAGTCAATTTCCCGCAGCAAGCACAGGTAGTGAAGCGGTAACATATACATCTGGAACAACCGCACAACGTGCAGCATCTCCAACAGCAGGTTCAACATATTATAATACCACACTTGGTGAATTACAAATATTTCAAAATGGTATTTGGACAGCTCTTCAAATGCCAGCATTATCTAAAATTCCAACAATTGTAAGTGTAACAGATAACGGCTCGGGAATTGCATATGGTTCAAATTCTTCTGTAACAATTGTTTATACTCAAAATCAAGAAGGTGGATTTGCTCCAAACTATACTGCAGTTTCAACTCCAGGCAGTATTACTCAAACTACAGCAATTTCAAACCCGTCAACTTCAAATAGCATAACTGTAAATGGATTAACATCAAATACAAGCTATACCTTTACATTAACTGGTACAAATTCTTCTGGAGCAGGTGCTTCAGCAACAACAAATTCAATTTTAGCAACTTCTGTTCCACAAGCTCCACAATCTACTTCTTACACTTCAATTACAGCAAATTCATTAACATTAAATTGGACAGCTGGAAATACAGGCGGTAAAGCAGTAACATATAGAATTAGAAATATGTCAACAAGTACAGATGTTACAACATCAAACACAACTTATAATTTTACAGGCCTATCTGGTGCTGTATATTTTAATATTTATGCAGTAAATGCAAATGGTGATTCTCTGCCACTTACAACAGAAACTCTTGTAATGGGTCCCTATACATTGCTGTCAACTGTAACTTCATCAACAACTTACACAGTCCCGTCTGGTAAAACACAACTTTCATTTTCAGCAATAGGATCGGGAGCAAATGGTTCTGCTGGAAATACAACTTCTGGAGGAGCAGGTGGCCGTGGCGGTGGTGCAGCAATTGTTTATAATTTTGCAGTCACACCTGGAGATCAATTTGTAATATCAATTCCAGGTTCGGGTGGCGGTACAACAACAGTAACTAAATCTGGTCAAGCAACGCTAATATCAGCTGGAGCAACAGTTTCAGTAGACAGCGCACAAACTTCAGGAAATCACGCAACCGCAAATCCTGGAACAGCTGGAACAGCTGGAAACAATGGTAATGGCCCAACAACAGGAACTGCTGGTGGTGCTGGTAATTCATTAACATATCCAACAACAATAACAAATATTTCAGGGAACCAAGCTGTAAACACAGGTTCAGGCGGTGGTGGCGGTGGTGGCGGAGGAGCATTTAACGAAGCACAAGTAACTGTAGTTAATGGCCCTTACACAGGATATGCTAGATATTATTCTTATCAATACTATACAACAAGTTACTATTTCTTAGCCTCATCTCTTAGCAATCCTTCATCAGGTGGAGCAGCAGGTGGAACAAATGCAGGAGCAGGTGGCGCAGGCGGAACAGGAATGTTTGTATCTGCAGGATCAATTGTTTCAGATACAGTTCAAGGCTCTAATGGAACAAACTATGGTGGTGGCGGAGGCGGATCTGGCGGTATTTCCTCTGGAAAAACTTCTACAAATGCTGTAGGTGGAACAGGATCACAAGGGGTGGTGTATATTTATGGTAAATAATTTAACAAAAGAGAACGGACATTTTGAAAATCATCCTTATGTTTTTTTAAATGAAAATAACGAAGTAATTTCTGTTTATTTGTTTGAAGAATGTGAGAGTCAAGATTTAATAAATCATGTATCAGAACTCCTAGAGACAACAAATATAATTTCTTTATGTGAAAATTCTTCATATGATGGATCTTATACAGTTAGTCCAGGAATGAAATATGAAAATGAAATGTTTTATGATGTAGCTCCATACCCATCATGGAAGAAATCTACAGAAGCGCCAGTTTGGGAAGCACCTATTGAAATTCCATCTGAAAACCACGATGAAGACGGAAACGAAATAGAATGGCTTTGGGATGAAGAACACAAATGCTGGTCACGAGGCATATACATAGAAAATCCAAATAAAAACAATGGAGATAACAATGAATGAGATTATAGTTAATTCAATATCAAAAACACAAGCGATTGCACTTAAACATTTTTTATCTAATGTTTATAACAATGTTAATATTTCTTTAAAGGTTAATAAAAATGTTAGATTTTCTGAATTAGAAAATAACATAGGTGTTATTGTTATAGTAAGAAACCCTCTAGATACAATTACAGACCAATATTATGGTCTGCTTGAAACTGCTACTTCAACAAGCAATAAACCAGATTTAGACTTCCTTTTAGAAAATTATATTGACTCTGTAAACAAACAAAACGCTCATAAAGAAATAGTTTTATTTTTAACATATGATTTTGTAAAAAATATTTCAAAAGAAAATTCAAATTATGAAGAAAATAAAGCAAAATTAAAAGAAGCTATTGAAGAAAAATTTAATCTTAATACAACAAAAGATTTTAATATTATGGAATCAAGAAAAGTTGAAACAGAACAGTTTAAAGATGAAATTGGTAATTTAAGAAGTTTTTCAGTAAATGAAAGTGTTATAAATTCTATTAAATCTAAAATTGTTGAAAATGCATTGTATTTAGATGCAATGATTGCTTATAATGAAGCAATCTCTTTATCAAAAATATAGAAAAGAAATAAAATGATTATACAAATAATAGGCCTGCCAGGTTCTGGTAAGACAACTCTTTCTATTGCCCTTAAAGATAGAATTAATGCCGTACATATTAATGCCGACCAGGTTAGATCAACTATAAATTCAGATCTTGGCTTTGCAATAGAAGACCGCATTGAACACTCCCGACGAATGGGTGCCATGGCTAGAATGTTATCTGGACAGGGCTTAAATGTTGTGGTAGACTTTGTATGCCCTACAAAAGAAACAAGAGAAGCATTTGGAAAACCAGATATTCTTGTATGGATGAAAACAATTGAAGAAGGAAGATTTGAAGATACAAACAAGATGTTTGTAAGTCCCGAAGAATTTGATATTATATTTGATTCTCATCAAATGGATGAATATCAAAAATCAACTTGGATTATTCAAAAATTTAATTTACACGATTGGTCTGCACCTACAACTTTGATGTTAGGCAGATATCAACCATGGCATGAAGGTCATCACGTTCTATATGAAGAAGCGGGAAAGAGAACAAGTCAAGTTATGCTAGGTGTTAGAAATACATTTAACACAAGCCCTAAAGATCCACTTACATTTGATCAAGTAAAAGAATACATTGCAAAAGATGAATTTATGGATGGCTCAATGGTAGTTAAAATGCCTAACATTACTAATATTGTTTATGGACGTGATGTAGGCTATAAAATTGAACAGGTTAAACTTGGCGATGAAATTGAGGCTATATCTGCTACTCAAAAACGAAAAGAAATGGGGATTTAATGAAAGTAACTAAATCACGTTCGTTTACAAAATCTTTAACTTATAGGGTTTTTGGCACAGTATCTTCTTGGGCTGTTGTGTATGCTATTACTGGAAAAGGATCTCTAGCTACCCTAGTAGCATTTTGGGAAACAGTAGTAAAAGTTGCTATTTATTATATACATGAACGTGTATGGAATGGTATTAATTGGGGTAGAAAATGATTTATTCTCCCGACCACAATTTTTTACTTTTAAAAAATAGAAAAGTCGGGGGATCTTCATTAGAAGTTGAGCTTTCAAAAGTCCTACCTAGTAACGCAATAATAACTCCAATCAATGGAGAAACAAATATTTGGGATACAAAACCAAAAGACCATAATGAAAGAAATTATGGCAAAAATTTTTTTAATCATATAAAATACAATCAAATTGAAAAAATATTGGATTTATCAAATGTTAAGACATATGTTTTTGTAAGACATCCGTATAACTCTGTACTATCTCATTTTTTTCAACATATTTGGTTTTTTCACCAAGATATAGTTTGGGATAAACTTTTAGAAAATGAAAAAAATGATTTAATTAAAAAATATTTTAATGATGAATTTTTTAAATGGTTTAGAGGAGATAAATATCTTTATTTAGATAAAAATACAAACACTGTATTAGTAGATAAAATATTGTATTATGAAAATGGTATAGAAAATGAAATTAATCCAATTTTAAAATTACATAACATACCTAAAATACAATTAAATTCATTTGAAAAAGCTCACAGACCAAAAGAAATAAATGTCAAAGATGTTTTTAAAGAAGAGCACCTAGAAAAAATAAGAAAGGAATGGTGGTGGGAGTTTGAAAATTTAAACTACCAACCTTAATATGAAAAAAATATTAGTTATAATGCCAGTGTATAATCAAGAAAGGCTTTTAAAAAGATCAATATATAGTGTGCTTGAACAAACACATACAAATTTTACACTTGTGATTATAAATGATGGTTCAACAGACAATACTGGTGCAGAAGCTGATAAATTTTTATATGATCGAAGGGTAAAAGTAATTCACAATAAAGAAAATTATGGATGTTATTATTCAAGAAATTTAGGTTTAAACTTTATGAAAACAGATGAATATGATTTTTTTACAATACAAGATTCTGATGATTTTTCTCAACCAGATAGATTTGAAAAAATTTTAAATGTTTTTGAATCTGATAATAATTTTATATCTGTTTATAATTATTATTTAAGATTTGGAAAAGAAGCTCCAAAATGGCACAACAAACCCTTTGAAGCTATTCCCGATTTAGCTCATGCTTTTTTTACAAAAAATGTTTTTAAAAAATTAGGTTATTTTGATAATATAGATTTTGCTGCAGATCAAGAATACTGGGAAAGAGCAAGAGCACTTTGTCATATAAATCCGTCTCATATTTATTTAATAAATGAAGTTTTATATTATGCAGAAATGACGGGTAATAATATGATTCTAAAATATGACAATGATATGAGAGAAAAATATAGGCAAAAATGGAGACCTGAAGTAAAAAAAATGGAAATTAATCAAAATTTTTATAGACCATTTTTTGAAATAAAAGATATTGTAAAATGGAAACCATAACTCAACTTTTTGTGGGAGGAACAGGAAGAAGCGGTACAACAATATTGCTTGAATACCTAAACCAAAGCTTTCTAGTAAATGCATCAAAATGGCAAAATATAGATGATTTTAAAAAGTTTAATAAAATGTATAACAAAATATTAAATGATTTAAAAGATAATAATATATATATTGAGAAATATTATTAAAATGATTCCTAAAATAATTTGGCAAACATATGAGTTAGAACACAAAAACCTTCCAAAAAAAGCAAAAAATTTTTCTTCATCCTGGCAGCATTTAAACCCAGACTGGGATTACGTATATGTTTCGGAAAAAAATAGGTTAAATTTTGTTAAAGAATATTTTGGAGAAGAGTGGTATACTATATATAAATCTTACAAGATTAATGTCATGAGGGCAGATTTATGGAGATATATGTGTTTATATATTAAAGGTGGCCTGTACTCCGATCTAGACATTGTTTGTAAAAAACCAATAGAAAGCTGGTTAAATCTAGATACTGGATTTATGTTTTCTGAAGAACCAAACAACCCAGGCTACACACAAATGATTTTTGCATCAGAACCTAAAAATGTTTTTTTAAAAAATATATTAGATGCAATTAAAGAACAATATTATAAAAAAAATATATATAGCAATTTAATAGATGCAGAATCTAAAGAAGTAGGATATATTGTTTTTACAAATTCTATATTAAAAACAATTAATTCAGGTGAAAAAAATTTTATAGCATTTTTGGGTAAAGATGCAGAGCAAATACACTATAATTGCATTAAACATTACAGAGCAGGAAACACAGAAGTCTTTGGAAAAAAATATAAACAATGGCAAAAGGAAATGGAGCAATATGTTTAAGAAAAAACAAGAAGTTTTAAAAATAGAATATGAAAATAAATTTTTATGGATGCCACCAATATCTCCAGCAAAATCCGTTGTGCCAGATTGGTATAAAAGCATATTACCAGTAAGCAATGATATAAAACAGTTACCAATTGCTCCAAATGTAAAATCATGCATCCCATTTTTAGATTCTTTAACAATTGGCTACGTTGTTCCATTGCCAATGGATATTGCTGTAAGAATAGATGAAGAGGGTTTTCCAATAATTAGTTGGGAAATGAATGATCATAAAATAGTTGGTGCAAGAACTGGAGATGAAGCTCCAATACCAACACCAGCTGGTTTTGATGATACGCATTTTGTTTGGTCAACAATATCTGCATTCCAATTACCAAAAGGATATAGTGCAGTAATAACGCACCCATTAAATAGACATGATCTACCATTTATGACACTTTCTGGAGTAGTAGATGCAGATGCAATTATGCATGAAGGAAGTATTCCTTTTTATATTAAAAAGGGTTTTGAGGGTTTAATAAAAATGGGAACACCAATGTTTCAAGTAATTCCATTTAAAAGAGAAGATTGGCAAATTGAAGAGAAAAAAGGTTTATTTGAAATTGGATCAGCTAATGGCGCCAGAAATAAATTCTACACACTTGGAGGGTATAAAAAGTTTCAATGGAAGAGAAAGAGTTATAATTGAACCTAGTTGAAAAAGCAGTTAAAAATGGTGGAAAGCTTGTTCCATTAACAATATCTACAGGTGGTACGGGTTTAATGAATCCCGCTGTTTTTGTAGATGATAATGATGAAATTTTAGTTAATCTAAGACACGTAAACTATACGCTATATCATTCTGAAAGAGATCAAATGTTTCCTAGCCCTTGGGGCCCTTTAGCGTATTTACATCCAGAAAAAGATATGAAGTTAAAAACAACAAATTACCTTATGAGATTAAATGAAGATTTAAGTGTTAAAAATTCATGTTTAATAAATACTAAAGATTTAGATATAGAGCCAAAGTGGGAATTTCATGGATTAGAAGATGCTCGTCTTGTAAAATGGGAAAATAAATATTATATAACTGGTGTAAGAAGAGATACAACAGATCACGGACAAGGAAGAATGGAGTTGTCTGAGATTGAAATTGATAAAGAAAATTGGTCTGCAAAAGAAATATCAAGATTAAGAATTCCAGCTCCAGGAGCAGATTCATCATATTGTGAAAAAAATTGGATGCCAGTTTTAGACATGCCATATCATTATATTAAATGGAGTTCTCCAACAGAACTTGTTAAAACATATCCAGAATTACCTGCAAGATGTGAACAAGTTAAATTAAAAGAAAGTTTAAAATCACCGACTGATTTAAGAGGCGGGTCCCATGTTGTGCCCTGGAAAGATTATTATATTGCTATTACTCATGAAGTTGATTTATATAAAAACTATCTTAATCAAAAAGACGGAACCTATAGACATAGACTCTGCGTATGGGATAAAGATTTTAACTTGGTTGCTATAACACCAGAAAACTTTTCTTTCCTAGATGCTAGAATTGAATTTGTGGCAGGAGCAGCAATACACAAAGGAGATTTGTTGATTTCTTTTGGATTTCAAGATAATGCAGCATTTGTTTTAAAAGTTCCAAATACAGTAGTTGAAGAAATGATTCAGAAAGCAATTGCTTATGCTACATGACCCATTCTTTCCACAACATACCGAATTACAAATATCAGATAACCCTATAGGAACTTTTTTTTTACCATCAGATGCTCCTAATGATGAAATACTTAATGCTATAAAAAATGGAAATGTTTATCAAGAAGATATTATAAGTGAATTTGTTTTTTATGTAAAGCCAGAATCTACTGCTATTGATTTAGGTTCAAATATTGGACAAATGACAATAGCTCTATCAAAATTAGTTGGAAAAAATGGTAAAGTAATTTCTGTTGAACCAGATCCATTTTTATTTTATATTTTAAATAAAAATATAATAAAAAATAAATGTTTTAACTGTAATGCATATTCTATGTGTGCATGGGATTCTTCAGAAATAAATTTGCCATATCCAGATCCAAATTTATCAAGATTTGAAAGCCTTGGTTCTTATGGGGTGTCTTTTAACAAACAAACAAATAGGATGTTGCCCGCAGTTGCTTTAGATGATTTAAATTTAAAAAATGTAAGTTTTATAAAAATAGATATACAAGGATCAGAATTACACGCTTTGCGTGGATTAAAACAAACAATATTAAAATTTAAACCAACAATATTAGTTGAATATGAACCAATTTTTAATTCTGATTTTAAAATATCTTGGGACGACTATGAAAATTTTATAAATGAAATAAATTACAAAATAGTAAAATGGATAGATAATTGGAATTTTATAATGGAGAGTAATTAAATGAATAAAAATCTGCAAACAGATTCAATTGAAGAATTAATTGAAAATGCATCTCACGACATGTTTAATCCAATTTTAAACTTTAATATTGCACAAAAATATCATGAGTCTGATCAAACAGCATCTGCAGTTTCATTTTATTTAAGAACAGCAGAGTATGGATATGATAAAAATCCATTATATACCTACACTTCTTTATTAAAAATTTCAGAGTGCTTAAGCCATCAAACAGGTAGAGAAAATAGTGTAAAAAATTCTTTACTACAAGCAATTCAATATTTGCCAAAAAGACCAGAAGCTTATTTCTTTTTATCAAGATACTATGAACAACAGCAAGAGTGGCAACAATCATACACTTTTGCTCAGCTAGGACTAGTTTATTCAAATGGAAATGAACCCTTGCCAATTGAGACAGACTACCTAGGCGAATTTGTTTTATTATTTGAAAAAGCAGTAAGCGGTTGGTGGATTGGCAGAAGAGAAGAATCTATGTCTATATTTCGAGATCTTTTAAAAATCAAAATTCCAAGCAATTATCGTGCTTCAATTCAATACAATATGTCAAAAATAGATCCAAATATTAAGTTTTAAGGGGCAAAATAAATGCTTTTATTATTTGTTTTGGTATACTTATAGCATATGAGCCTGCAAACTACAAAGGGTTTTCCTTACCCACAATATACTGACACTCCCGACGTACCCAGAGATATGCTTAATCTGGCTACGCAGATTGACTCATATCTTACAACCAACAGGGGTCCACAAGGCGTTCAAGGAACAACGGGAACTCAAGGTTTTTATGGAACTCAAGGTTTAATTGGAAATCAAGGAATACAGGGAACAGTAGGAATTGCTGGATCTTCAACAAATTATCATCAATACAAAGCAGACACAACAAGCCAGCTAGACTTGCCACCAACAGCTGGATATTTAAGATGGAATAATTCAGATCAAAAAAACTCTACTTTTATTTATGTAAGCCACTTAACAAACGAAAATTTAGATATTGATGTTATTTTAGATGTTTTAAAAAAAGATGACACAATAATTATTCAAGAAACAAGTAATTCCAATAATTATCAAACATTTGCCTTAACAAGCGATGCAATTGTTGTTCAAAATAGCTATATAAAAATTCCAGTTACATTAGCAATATCTAACGGTTCTGGAACATCTGGTTTTTCCAACAATCAAGTTATTTCGTTGATTACCTTTTCTACAGGTATTCAAGGAGCAACAGGTACACAAGGAATTCAAGGATTAATTGGTTTACAAGGTTTACAAGGCAATCAAGGCACTCAAGGCTCTCAAGGTGTTCAGGGAACACAAGGTGTACAGGGACTACAAGGCACTCAGGGTATGCAAGGCACTCAAGGTACGCAAGGTACTCAGGGCTTACAAGGCACACAAGGTTTACAAGGCACACAGGGTTTACAAGGTTTTGGCTATCAACAACTTCAAGGAGTTCAAGGACACATAGGTACAGGAATTGAATTACTTGGAACTTATGAAAGCTTGCAAAGTTTGCAATCAGCGCATCCATCAGGATCAAATGGCGACACTTACATAATTAATGGTTCTTTATATGTTTGGCAAAATGGACAATATGTAGATGCAGGAGCTGTTCGTGGTATTCAGGGATTACAAGGTACTCAAGGAACCCAAGGGGTACAAGGGGTACAAGGTACTCAAGGTACTCAAGGAACCCAGGGGGTACAAGGTACTCAAGGAACCCAGGGGGTACAAGGTACTCAAGGTTTGCAGGGAATTCAAGGAGTACAGGGAGTTCAAGGACCATTGCCAACAAGCTATGTTGATATAAATATGGCTGTAATGGGCGCATTTTAAGGGGTGTGTAAATGTCATATAAACAAGCAGTCCTTAGAGATGATCCAATTGCTTATTGGCCCTTAACTGGAACTGTAAATTTAAGAACTTATGCAACTTTGCTTGAAGAATACGCAACATATCAAGAATTTTTACTTTCAGAAGATACTTACGGATATCAACCAGGGTCTTTTTATTTTGAAGATTTATCTATAAACTCAAATCATGCTGCCGTGTCATTTGGAACACAGCTACCAATATTTCAAGATGTTTTAACATTAAATTCAAGATCTTTTAATGACAAAAATATAAATGGTTGTAAAATTACAGATACATCTATTGTAAGCATTTATGATATTTATAGTTTTTTTGATAAAAATCAAGAAAATAAAATTTTTGGAGCAGAGTTTTGGGTTTTTTTTAATGACAACCCATCAACAAATGTAAATCTTTTATCAGTATATGATAGTTTATCTCAAATAAATGTTTTTGAAGTTTATGCTTATAATAATGCAATATATCTAACCGTTAGAAATTCTACAGAATCATACACAACAAAAAAAGAAATATTTTCATGGGACAAAAAAATGAATATTTTTGTTTCATATTCTGAAAGAAATATAGAAATTATGGTTAATGGAATTGCTGATGAAACAGTTTTGATACCAAATACATTTAAATTTATTGGAAACGATTATCCATATCTTAAGTATAAAATTGGTCCAGCAGAAACAGGCAAAAACTTTATTATTAATGACCTTGCTTTTTATACAAGAAAATTATCTGTAAATGAAATAAGAAACCACATGGTTTGGGCAAATATTAACTCTGACCCTGAATTTGCTGCTTTACAAGGAAGTGCATATCACTTTAATATTAAAGAACGTAATGAAATGATACATTTACAAAAAATATTTACAAAGCCAGAAGACTATAACCTAGGTGTTTATTCAAATCTTATACCAGACAAAAATGGATTAAAAATACAACAAACATCTGCAGCGGGATCGCAAACGGGGTATTGGCAGTACAACTTCCCAATAGTACAATACACAAATTTTGCTGGAGTAGACATATCTTGGGACTCAGGATTTACTCCAAATTCTTCTATTGCAAATATGGAATATGTAAAAGTTTATTCATCATATGATAACGGTCAAACATGGAATCAGGTTTACAGCAATAAAATAGTTCCTTATTTTTTATCCAGAGCATCCAACGCATCGGCAGCACAACTACTTGTAAAAGTTATAATGAATTCAACAAATACTTCAGACGAGCTCCAACCCAGATTGGATAACCTTAGAATTACTATTTATAAAAACCTTAACTTGCCTTCAGATTCTGGTGAATTTATTTTATCACCCGTTGCAAGTCAAACTTACATGATAAGACAAAATGAAGATACATTAATATCAAGAGATAGAAATTTTGGCATACATTTTGTTAATCAAAATCCGAACTCTGGATACCCAGGAACAGCATTAATTAATTCAGTAAATAATGCAGAATATAAAACTATTGAATTTTGGTTTAAATATGAAGGTTGTCAAAATAACACTCTGGGGGCTGTTTTAGACACAGCAACAGTAAATGGGGTTGATCTATACGTTAACCCGTCTACAAGCGTTCTAACAAGCAACCTAGGCTCAAATGGCACACTGTATGTAAATGGATTAGCTCAAAACAACGGATACACAATTGTACCTGGAGAAACTTATCATATAACTTTAACTTATAATCAATCTACGTCTAATCAAATATACATTAATGGAAGCACTGATGGACTTTCTACTCCATTACAGGCCATGTATGGGTTTATAACATTATTTCCAAACAAATTATCTTCTTCAGAGATACAATCAAGATATTTATCGTATATCACAATCAAATCAACTGTTGTTTACGATAGCACAACAAGTCTGGGTAGTGTGGTTGAGTACTCAGGATCAGAACCAACCAGCATAAATGGCGGTTTACCTGTCATTTCACATGATCATACATACTAAAAGTGGCATTGGTATGTTCTATTTTAATGAATTAGGTGGTATTATTGGCATATGGGAAAAATGAAGATTACTCCAATAGATGAAGTAAATTGGGGATTATATGGATGGCAAATGCCAGACGGAACTCTTGTTACTAATGAAGAAGGAGCTTATTTAAGCATACCATCTTTAAAAGGTGACATAAGACAAATTAAAAAATTAAAAGATGCTGCAAAGCATTATGGGCTTGAAGAAGGAAAACCTATATTTTTTTCAGGGCATAGGCCAGTGACAGACGAAGAGCTTGCAGAACAAAGACAAAGGTTAGAGCTAGGCTTAGTTCCAGATGTTGAAGACACACCCGCAATGATGGATTATATTAAAGAAGTGAGGGACATGAAGATTGGCTAATTTAAGTATTGCTGACGATGATAATGATGAAAATGTAATGATTAGATCAAATCTAGATTACAAATCTATGGTTCAACCAGAAGAAATTTTTGATGACCCATTTAATAACAACTGGGAACAAATTAAAAAATCTGAAGGCCTAAGTCCTAATTTTCGTCGTCAAGTAAACAGATTAGAAAAGTCTTTTATGGGACACGATGATTCAAAATCAAAAAAGTTAGACCCCCTAGACCTTACTGGATATTCTTTATTTCAAATTGTTCAACCACCCTATAATATTTTATATTTGGCACAACTTTATGATGTGTCTCCATATCATCACTCAGCAGTAAATGCTAAAGCTGCAAACGTAGTTGGACTTGGATATAAGTTTGAAGAAACATGGAGAACTAAGCAAAAAGTTGAATCTGTTTTAGATAATCCTAAAAAACTTGATAAAATTCGTGCAAAACTTGAACAATCAAAAGAAGAGTTAAGAGATTATTTAGAATCAATGAATTCTGAAGATTCATTTATTGAAAATATGAAAAAAGTTTTTGTTGATTTAGAATCAACAGGAAATGCTTATCTTGAAGTTGGAAGAACCTCAACTGGTAAAATTGGTTACTTGGGTCACATACCAACACAAACCATGAGAATACGTCGTCACAGAGATGGTTTTGTTCAAGTAGTTTATAACCGATACACATTTTTTAGAAACTTTGGAGATACTGAAACTCCAGATCAAATTGGAACAGATCCCAACCCTAACGAAGTTATTCACTTTAAAGTATTTACTCCTTCTAACACATACTATGGAGTACCAGACGTTTTATCTGCAAAGAATGCAGTTGCTGGTGATGAATTTGCACAAAGATTTAACCTTGACTACTTTGAAAATAAAGCGGTTCCAAGATACATTATTACAGTAAAAGGCGCAAAGTTAACTGCTGATTCAGAAAGAAAACTTCTTGAATTTTTTCAAACAGGTTTGCGTGGAAGAAATCATAGAACACTCTACATCCCACTTCCTTCAGATGGAGATCAAGGAAGAGTTGAATTTAAAATGGATCCAATTGAAGCTGGGGTACAAGACTCATCGTTTAAGAATTATGCAGTAGAAAATAGAGACCGCATTCTTCTTTCGCATAGAGTTCCAGTATCAAAACTTGGAATGCCAGCAAACGTATCCTTGGCAAACGCCAAAGATGCCGATAAAACATTTAAAGAGCAAGTTTGTCGTCCAAGGCAAGAAGAACTTGAGTTTAAAATTAATAAGATTATTTCTGAGTTTACAGACGCATTTACGCTAAGATTTAACGAACTTGCACTTACAGATGAAGAAACTCAATCAAGAATTGATGATCGCTACCTTAAAGATCAAGTTTTACTTCCAAATGAAGTACGTGCACGTAAGGGCCTTGCCCCTATTTCTACTGGTGATACAGTCCTAGTATTAAACCCAAAACAAGCAACTGATGCAATATCTGATGCCAGCGGGAATAAAACTAGAGACCAAAATAGAACAATTAATGCTCCAGATAAAATGGGAACTGGAAGAAATCCTAAAGGCGAAGGCTCGCAAGAAGGAAATTAATTCAAATATTATAGCAATATATTTATCAAAATTATGAGTTATTTATAAACTTTGCTATTATTTATTTACATATGGACATTCAAAAAACTTACTGGAAAAATAGCGAGTCTTCAATGGCTCTTGCTTTTCCTATTTCTAAAGTAAATAGAGAGAAAAGAACAGTCTCTGGATTCGCATCGTTGGATAATATTGATCGTCATGGTGATATTGTTAAGTCAGATGCAAGCAAAAAAGCTTTTGAAACATTCAGAGGAAATATTCGTGAAATGCACGGGCCAACTGCTGTTGGCAAAATGGTTGATTTTAAAGAAGATAATTTTTTTGATCCAGAAACTAATAAAAAATATAACGGTATATACGTAACAGCTTATATTTCAAAAGGTGCACAAGATGCTTGGGAAAAAGTTTTAGACGGAACTTACTCAGGTTTTTCTATTGGTGGAAACATTAAAGATGCAAAAATGGAAAAAGCTGATGATGGTTCAAATGAAACTCGTCGTGTTATTTATGATTACGAACTACATGAATTAAGTCTTGTTGATTCTCCAGCAAACCAACTAGCAAATTTTATGTCAATTCAAAAAAATCAAGATGGAAGCCTTTTTGTTAAAGGTATGGTTTCAGAAGTAACTTTGGAAAATGTTTTTTGGTGCAAGCAAGATGAAATTGCTTCAACTTCAGAATCTACAAAAAAAGATTGTGTAGTTTGTGATGCTCCAATGACAAATATTGGCTGGGTAGAACAAACAGATTCAGAAAAATTTGAAGCAATTGAAAAAGTAATTGATTCTTATTTTAAGAAAGATGATGCTCCAGATAGCACACACTCAGCAACAACACATGATTCAGATTCACAAAATGTGATCAGTTCGGATCAAACAATTAATTTATATCCAGATCAAAATGAAAAAACAAAAGTTTTGTTCCATGATGGAACAAAAGTAAACAAGAGTGATAATCAAATTTCGCTCAACGAAGGAGGTAAACAAATGACAGAAGATACAAATACAACAACAGAAAATGCGGTTGATGTAGAGGCTCCAGTCGAAGAAGTTTCAACTGTTTCAGAAACAACAGAAGATGCAAGCATTGAAAAAGCTGCAAATATATCTGAGGTTGAAGACACACTTGATTTAGAAAAGATGGTTAAGGACCTTTCAACCTTCTTTGGTGAGTCTATTGAAAAAAACTATGCAACACACGCTGCAACTATAGCTGACATGTTAAACATTGTTAATGCTACAAGAGCAGAAATGGCTCGTTTGTCAAAAAATTATGAGGATATTCAAAAAGCAAACGAAGATATTAATGCAAAGTACGAAACCTTGAGTAAGTCAGTAGAGGATATGCTCGGAAAGATTGAGTATGTAGATAATAGTCTCAAAAATTTTGAGTCAGCTACTGCAGTTCAGAAGTCCATTGGGGTTGAAGCTCCGATGGGTCAAACAAAACCAAAACAAAGTATATGGCAAGGACACTTCCTCGGTGTTGATAACCTATAACAAAAAAATAAAAGAAATAAAGGTGGTGAAATAAAAATGAGTAATGAACTTCTACAAAAAGTAATTGATACAACGAACCTCGGTTCTTCAGCAGTAAATGCATCAGGAGATTCTTCTAACCTTTCAGGTAACGGACTTCTATATCCAGATCAAGCTAATCGCTTCTTGGATTACATGTGGGATGCAACAATTCTTGCTAAAGCAGCTAGAACAATTCGTATGCGTTCAAACACAACCGAAATTGATCGTGTTGCAGTTGGACAACGTATCATGACAGTTGCACAAGAAGACAGCCCTCGTGATTATGTAGGCGCATCTGGTACATATACCAATGCAAACTCTTCTACATTTACAGCACAAGGAGCAACCTTTAACAAGGTGTCTCTTACAACACGTAAACTCCGTCTTGATTGGGAGCTTTCATCAGAATCTCTAGAAGATAACGTTGAAGGTCCAGATCTTGAGGATCACATTGCACGTCTTATGGCTACCCAAGCTGGTAACGATATTGAGGATACCCTTATTAACGGTACTGGAACTGGTAGCGGTTTGATGTCAGCATTTAAAGGCTTCCGCCAATTAGCACTTGACAACGCACACGTTGTTGATGCACAAGGCGTAGGACTTGACAAGTCTGTATTTAACCTAGCAATTAAAACATTGCCTCGTAAGTACAAGCAACGTCGTAACCAACTAAGATTCTTCACAGGATCAAACTTGGTACAAGACTATCTATTCAATTTAACAGCTAACGCTGGCTCAGTAAATCCATTTGATATCGCTTCAGGTATCATTCGTGGTGATGTTGCAGCTAACGATGGTGGTCCAGGTGCTACAACGCCATTCGCGTTTGGTATCCCAGTGATTAACGTTCCATTGATGGATGAGACAAAGGCAGGAACATATTCTAGCCCTTCAGGTCTTCACGGAGACGTACACTTGACTTTCCCACAGAACTTCATCATTGGCATTAAGCGTGACGTAACAGTCTATCGTCTTTTCCAACCAAAGAAAGACACAATTGAATACACACTATTCATCCGTGTTGGTTGCGTAATGGAAAACTACGATGCACACGTCATTGTAACAAATGTCAAGATTGCTGGTTCTGTTGCATCAGGAGCATTCGGTTCTGTAACACACGGAGCAAATGTAACTGGCGGACAAAACGGAAATACATACTAATATTTATTAGTTGCAAGATTAGGGGGGCAGTAGAAATACTGCCTCCCTTAATCATTATCTGATATAATAAGTTATGACGAAAGGGTACAAATGTCATTTTCAGATCTAAAAATAACAGAGTTAAGAAAAGCTGCAGACTCATTTGGAGTAGATACGGCAGAAGCTAAAACTAAACAAGAAATCATTGCAATTCTTGAAGAAGAAGGTATAAACTATCAAATGTATGCTAAGTTTACTAATGTTGAAAAAGCAGAGATAGAAATACCAGAAATAGAAAAGAAAAACAGAGAGAGAAAAATTATGAAAACAACTAATTCAGTACTTGTTAAAATGGAAAGAACAAACCATTCATTTCAAACACATGGACATACATTTACAACAGAACATCCATTTGTAGCAATGCCAGAATCAGATGCTCAAAGAATTTTTGATACTATGCCAGGTTTCCGCCTAGCAACTCCTAGAGAAGCTCAAGAATACTATAACTAAGGGGGTGTTTTGATTGCAAACAATCAACACCAATAGTCAAGAAAAAATTTATTTAAATGTCTATAATGATGGCATATTAACTCAGGCTACCGCAACGCCTAGAGTAACTATATATGATGCTGATTCAAGTACATATGCTGCAAATGGTGTTCAAAGCAACACACCTTTATCTGGTTTTAATAATTTAATAGCACATGATGAAGATGCAGATGGCTCTTATTCATTTTTATTAACTCCAGCAATAACCTCAATAAATAGAGTATTAGAGGTTAGATGGAGCTATTCAATAAATGGAATTGCAGTAGTTCAAACAGATTTTTATCAAATTGAAACTCCATATGCAACAGTTGCTGAAGTAAATGATTTTTTAAATTTTGATCCAATTCCCTCAGACCTTAATTACATAGATCCTGTATTAATATCAAACGCTGAAAAGGTGGCAAGAACTATTATTGAAGGATATACAGGGGTAAAATTTTATAAATATTATGGCGGACAAGAAATTTATGGAATTGGTGCAAATACAATTCAATTAACAGAAAGAATGATTTCGTTAGATAAAATTTTTGAAAATGAGGTTCTTGTTTATGATAGAACATCAAATCCAGTTTATAATACATTTGGATATAATACAGCAATAAGCCCTTCTGGATATCAAATAAGAGTGTGGCAACCAGATTTTGGAAATACTTGGAACAACGAATTAGATCCAATACATTACATGACTGGAAGATTTAGAGATAATTCACTTTATAGATTTGTGGGTCAAATTGGATATAAATATGTTCCAGAAGATATTAAAACTGCATGTATGCTTTTAATTCAAGATATAATATCAAATGACTATAATTGGAGAAACAAATATTTGTCAAAGGTTAACCTAAAAGAAATTTCATTTGAAATGGCAAAGGGTGCCTTTAATGGTACAGGAAATATTACAGTAGACAATATTCTTGATCAATACCGCAAAACAAATATTGTTATAATATAATGTTTAACGCATCTTTTGTTGGCTCAATAATGAATATGAAAGCTGATATTTATACTCAGCAAAACACACAAGACCCCAACACTGGACAAATAACAAGGCAATGGCAGTATGAATCAACAATTTCATGCAAAATAGAACCAATAAGTTCTTCAGGAACATATGGAACATCACATAATAAAAGTTTTTCTAACGGACAAAATTTAGCTTATACTGAAAAAATGCAGCTAATTGTTTATTCAAAAAAGCTTATGAGTAAACGTTGGCGCATACAAAATATAAGAAGTAATGATAATAAACAAGTTTTTGTTGAAATTGACAAGTATGATGCACCAGATACAATTTTTGAAGTAATATCTTCACATGGAGTTTTAGACCCTTTTGGAAAAATTTCACATTATGTATCTAATCTATTAAGAACCGAGTTACAAGATGACAGTCAGTCTTGAGGTAGATACAAAGCAACTTGTAAATGAATTGGATGAATTTGTTAATGGAATAAAAGAATTAACAAAACCTAAAGTTCTTGACAATATATCTAAAGCTGTTTTTACTATAACGGGCAAAAGATTTATGATTGACATTGATAATTATTCAAGAAAAAATCCTAAAAAAATGCATCATATTTATGAATGGGGAAAAGTAGGTAATTCAAGCGCAAGACTTTTTGTTCTAGAAAGATCATCAATGATTAATGGTAATCTTACAATAAACACAAATTTTTTACAATCAAGAATGCCTGTCCCAATTGATCCTAAATTGTTATCTCCAGGAAAAACTGGAAAGAGAGTTTCATCAAGAAGTGTTTTTAGGAATAAAGCAAATATCATGGAATCTGGAACTCCAGTTTCTTTTCAAGCAAAAAGAGTTCTTGCTTTTATGGGAAACAATGAAATAGCATTTGTTGCACCTGGCACACAGATTAATATTCTTCATCCAGGTGGAATTCAAACAAAAAATGCTTTTGCCTCATATATGGTTGAATGGTATTCAAGAAATGGACATGCAGTTATGGATTCTTCTGGGTTTTATGAGAAAATATCTAATGCGGTTGCAAAAGCACTAAATACTAAAAAGGGCGGTGCAGCTCAAGTAAGATCTGCAGTATTTGAAGTTACAAATTCAATAGATAGTGGGGTAATAATTAAATGACAGCTAACTACTCATATTTTGCTGTAACAGATGTTCGTAATTTAATATGGGAAGAATTAAAGAATTATGGAATCTTAGATGAGCAAGATTACTATGCTGATGGATTTTCATACCCATTAATACCAATTATTCCATCTCAACAGGTTCCAGAATTTAATAATTTACTACCAGGTAAAACCTATATTACATATGATGTTGTACAAAAAAACTATGGTGTTCAATGGTGGATTTCCCAAGAAGACATGATTATGCAGATTATATCAAGAAACAATTCACAGATTATGACAATATCTAATTTTTTGACCGACCTATTTAGAAGATATGAAAAAACGGCAGTAGATATCAATGCCCAAATACCAGACTCTAGCCCATTTAAATTTTTGTATTTTAGGCTTGAATCAGCCAACCCAATTCAACCTTTTGAAGATGAAGGTGGATTTATGAGCGGGGATTTTGTAATTAACTATTCCTATACTCGTCAAGTAGATGAAGGAACAGTAGCCAATACAGGCAGATTTTTGTAAATTTGATTTATTTAGCTTTAATGCTATGCTTTTACATGAGGAAGTAACTAGTTTTAATCTTTGTTTTAATTAAATAAAATAAGGTGGTGAAATAAAAATGGCTTTAAATACAAAAAATGTAATAGTTGGCGCAGCAGACTTATTCATATCAGTTGGCAACAGCGGAAACGCAGCAGGTCGCCCAGCTACTAACAAAGCAGCTCTGACTACTTTGTTAGGAACAAATACATCAGCACGTACTGGCTTGTTATCAAGCGCAGCTTACCGTGAAGTTGGATTTACAAATACAGGACTTGAAGTTTCATATGAGCCTTCATACGGCGAAGTAATGGTTGATCAACTTCTTGATGCAGCCCGTCTATTTAAGCAAACACTTAAAGTTATGCTAAAGACAGAGCTTACAGAAGCAACTCTTGAAAACATGCAGTTCTCATGGGGACAGCTAGATAACGTTTATGTAACAGATTCAGCAGGAACATCTATTGTTAACGTTCCAACACTTGTTAACAATGATTCTGCTGTTAACACTACACCAGATACACCAGCAGCTGTATTAAATATGGCAGCAGGCGCACTTGGTGATGCACCAGTAGAGCGTGTTATCATTGCAGTAGGACAAGCTCCTGCTCAAATTGGAACATCAGCAAACATTGGAAACCCAGGTGGATCAACTGGCGTTGGAACTACAACATCAGTTAACCGTCAAAAAGAACGTGTTTATGTAGCACGTCGTGTTGTTTCTATTGATACAACTGCACACTCTCTAAAGCGTGATTCAGCAACAGTATTCCCAATTAGTTTCCGTTGCTTACCAGATTCAGACCCACAATACGCGGGTTCAGAGTACGGTGTAGTAATTGATCGTGTTTACGGAACAGTCTAACAATTAAATAACAACTTAATAAAATTTGAAGCCCCCTTCAGCAATGGAGGGGGCCTTGAATTTGTCTATACCCACAATATTGGTATAATTTAACTAACTAACAGAGGAGCTACAATTGGCAACAACAGTATATGACATAGTAGAAATTCAATTATCAGATGGTTCAACTTTATCTTTGAAACCGCTTCCATTGAAGCATTTAAAAAAGTTTATGACCGTAATAAGATCTATTGATTCTAACCCAGATGCAACAGAAGATGATGCAATGGATATCTTTATTAAAGCAGCAATGGTTTGCCTTGAAGTATTTAAGCCAGAGCTTTCAACAGACCTAGAAAAATTTGAAAGCGTTATAGAGGTACCTACAATGATGAAAATTCTTGAAGTTTGTGGTGGCTTAAAGCTAACAGACTCAAACCTGCTCGGAGCGGGACTAGTTGGGACGAACTAGACCTACGCTCTCTAGAGTCCGAGGTATTTTTAACTGGTCACTGGAAAAACTTTGATGAATTAGAAAGTAGTCTTTCTCTTGAAGAATTAATGGCAATCATTGAAGCTATCAGGAATAAAGACAATAATGATAAAAAGTTTTTAGCAGCAGTAAATGGCGTGGATTTAGAAGAAGAAAAAGAATCTGGAAACGTAGAAGATTTAAATGATAAAAAATCTGCTGCAGAAGAAGGATTTGGAATTAACGAAGGTCTAGATTTTATGCAAATGGAGGTGGATGAATAATGGCAAGAATAGAGCTAAATATAGTAGCACTTGGAGATTTTTCTTCAGTAGATGCTCAGATAAAAGCTCTTCAAGCCCAAGTCGTCGCCTTAAATAAAAATATTGCTGGAGTGGGATTAAGTAGCAATTTAACAAAAGAACTTAATTCTGCATCAGCAGCATTTTCAAATACTCTATTATCAACAGGTCAGTTTACAAAATCAACAGTACAACTTACAACAGAAACTCAAAAATTTGGTCAAGCCCTAGAAAAAGGAAAACTTTCTTTAAAACAATATTATGATATTGTTAGCAAAAACTCTGGTTCAGCAACAAATAGTGTTAAGCAACTTGCAATAGAACAAACTAAACTTCAAAACTCTGTTATTATGTCAGATCCTTCAAAAAAAGGATTTTATTCAGTATTTACTCCAACAACAATTAATCAAATTGCAGATGCAACAAAGATTGCTGCAAATCAACAAAATATTTATAATATTGCAGTAAACAAAGGAACGCAAGAATTAATTAACTGGGGTAAAAATACTCAATGGGCAGGACGTCAGTTAACAGTTGGCTTATCTGTTCCACTTATGATATTTGGAAACCAAGCTGCAACAACATTTAAAGAATTAAATGAGCAACTTGTTAGGTTGCAAAAAGTTTATGGAAATGGAATTGTAGCTCCTTCAAAAACAGAAATTGATTCAATTTCAAAAGATGTAACAAATCTTGCAAAGACCTTAGCTTCATCAATGGGCATTGCAGTTAAAGACACAGCAGCAATGGCAGCGGATCTGGCAGCAACTGGAAAAACTGGAAACGATTTAGTTGTTGCAACAAGAGAAGCAATGCGTTTGTCTAAGTTGGGTGAGCTTGATACACAAGCTGCAATGCAAGCAACAGTTTCTTTACAAAATGTTTATAAATTAAGTACAGAAGATTTAACAAAATCAATTAATTTTCTTAACGCAGTAGAAAACCAAACATCAACAAGTTTACAAGATTTAGTTGATGGAATTCCTCGTGTGGGTCCAATTGTACAACAATTAGGTGGATCATTTAAAGATACTGCAGTAATGATGGTTGCAATGAAAGAAGCTGGTGTTCCAGCAGCACAATCTGCAAACGCAATTAAATCAGCATTAGCCTCACTTATAAATCCAACTAAAGCAGCTCGTGACGCATTTGGAGAATACAATATTAACTTAGCTGGTATTGCAAAAGTAACAAATGGAAATCCAGTTCAAATGTTTCTTCTATTACAAAAAGCATTAAAAGATATTGAGCCACTAGCGCAATCACAGTTAATTGAAAAGTTATTTGGTAAATTTCAACAGGCAAGAATTCAAGCTCTTGTAACAAATTTGGGTGCAGCAACAAGTCAAACAAAAACTGCCTTTGATTTGATGAGTGCAAATAGTCAACAACTCTCCACCCTAGCAGAAAAAGAAATGAAAACCGCCACAGAATCAGTAAGTGGAAAATATAAAATAGCTCTTGAAACTTTTAGGGCAAATCTTATACCAGTAGGCGAAAAAATTGTTGAAATTACAACATCTTTACTTAATTTTGGAAATTCGGTAGCAGATGTTTTTGGTAAACTGCCAGGACCAATGAAATCAATTCTTGGAATAGCAGCAATTGGAACAGTTTTTGCTGGTCCAATAATCATGTTAACTGGCTTAATGGCAAACTTTATTGGATACATAACAAAAGCAGTATTTAATTTAAAACAATTAGCAACAGGTGGCAAAACTCTTGGACAACTTTTAACGCCAGAAATAATTGCATCTCAACAAGCAGCACAATTATTTGGAACTGGAATTTTAAATGATGTTGAAGCAGTTAGCTTATTAAATCAAGCTATTAAAAACTTAACAGTAACAATGCAGGGATTAGTTGGGACAATGGAGGCATCTGCAGGGCTTTCAGCTGTTGCAGGAGCAGCAGCTACTCGTGGAGTACCAAATAACCTTAGAAACCCATTTAGACCACCAGGCATGGCAGCAGGAGGGTATGTACCAGGAACTGGCAATACTGATTCATTCCCAGCACTTCTTATGCCAGGTGAAGCAGTTATTCCAAAAGGACCTGCACAACAATATCAATCATTTATTTCTTCAATGATAGATGGAAAATTGCCAAAATTTGAAGAAGGCACACCATATGCTAAAAGGTTTGGCAATATATTTGGTCCAAATGCAAAACAATTTGAAAGCAAAACTTATCTAGGTGGTGGCTCTACAAATGAAGGTTATTTGTCAAACGTAACAGGCACACATAATTTAATTATGCAACAAATTGCAGAAAGAAAAGCAGAAGCAGAAGCATTAAAAAATATAGAAACAGCAGGATCCGCACCTCTTAGATTTTATGGTGGAACAAGAAATGGTCAACCAACTACAGAAAGACCAGCAGAACTTCAAGGCGCAGCTCAAATGTCACTTGAAATGCATGGCTTACCAGGTGAAAGAGATAAGCTCCAAGCAATAGTAGAAGCAGCAATTGCTAAATATGATTTAACAGGATCTCAAGCATCTAATATTTCTGGGGATCATTTATTAAACCTTGGGCACGTTCAAGGTGCAGAATATGAAGAGTATAAAGGTGCAAAAAGAAAAGTTTGGGAAGCATCAAACTTAAGAACAACATCAGGAGCCGAGAATAAAGGTTTTGAATATTTAAATCGTTCTGGCCCGCTTGGAGATTCATTCCGATCAGCACTTGGAAATACTTTTGGAGCAAAAGAACCAGGTGGCGCAGAGGCAGCAGCAGCTATTGCAGCAGGAAGACAACCTTTAACAAAACTTGAACAATCAATTTTTATACAAGCAATTAATGCGCTTGAGCACCAAGTTTCAAGAGGAGCGTTAAAAAATTATCCAGCTTTAAAAACAGCATACGTTGCAAGAGATGTTATGCAAGCAAGAGTAAATGGAAATCAAGGTTTAACGCAAGATTTATCTACGCTTATAATTAGCGACAAAGTTATTGCTCAAGCAACTGTAAAAAATAAAGCTGCAGGAAAGAAAATTGGAGCAGCAGTAGAACAAGGCGTTAAGGAACAGCTTGGAATTAGAAGTCCATCAACAAAAGGAATCTTAATTGGAGAAAGCATTGATCAAGGAATAAAAATAGGACTTGAAAAGGGTGCGCCACAAGTTTATGCTGAAGCAGAAAAAATTGGTGCATCAACTTATGAATCAATGGCAAAAGAATCAACTGGAAATGGAAGATTTTCTAGATTAAGAAGTCTTGCTATGAAGCCAAATGGCGGAATGAACATGCTTGGAAGATTTGGTACTGGAAGCGCAATGATGATGGCAGCACCTATGTTAACATCAATGCTTCCTCAAAATGCAGCAACAAATGCGATATCAACTACATCAAGTTTTGCTGGAATGGGCATGATGTTTGGTGGATATGGTGCAGCAGCAGGAGCTGCAATAGGTCTTGCAACAAGTGGTATAAAGCTTTTAATTGAAATGGAAAAACAGCATAAAGCAGAAGCAACAGCAACATTTACTGCAAGTGCATCAGCTGTAAAAATGTTTGGCGGAGCCGTTGCTGGAGCAACAACTCCAACTGGAAATCTAGACTCAGTACTAGATTCATTACTTCCTAAAACTCAAAAAACAGTAGATGCAGTACAAAGCTTTGTTACTGAAATTAATAAACTTAAAAAAGATGACCCTATGTCAATTATACTTAAAAAAGTAAAAGATGCATCAGACTCAGACAGCGCTGGAAAAATTGCTAGAGCTTTTGCTACAACACAAATGGCAATTAATGGAATGAATCCAGAACAAGCACAAAAAATGATTGATCTTTATATGGCAGCAGCAGGATATAGTGGCGCTTCTGTACAAGCTCCAACAACCGAATCTGCAACAAAGAAATTTTTGGATAATGCAAATAAAGAAACTTATAAGCTTATACCAACAAGAGGTGGCGTAGCAAGAATAGCAACGGGACAAGAAGTTGATGCTAAAGCAGTTAAAGACTTAGTAAACGTAGTGACAACTGCATCTCCAAATTTTGCACAATATAAGAGTCAGCTTGATGGAATTGCAGCAAGTAAAAACAATACAGTTCAAGCAACACAAAAATATGCTTCTGCCATTAGAAAAGAAAATCCAGAACTAGCAACAAATATTGTTTCTCTTGCAAAAATGAAATTAAATCTTTCTGAAATTACTCCAGTTCTTACTTTAATGTCTAAAAATCCAAAATCTCCATTGCTTACTCAAGTATTAGAAGCAGCACAAAAAGGTGATACTGCTGGTCTTGCAAAAGGACTGGGTTTAGTAAACACAGAACTAGAAAAATTATTTAAGTTAAATCCAAGCGGTGTTCCTGGCACACCAGATGTTCCAACGGGCTACACTGATCCATCTGCAAAAGTTACAGCAAAGTATAAAGATTTAATTAACTTTGAAAATAAAAGAATATCTTTGCTTGAAAAAACAAACACATTGATGAATCAACAAAATCAAGCAGCACAAGACGCAATTGATTTAGCAACAAAACAAACAGATTTACAAGGACAGATTAGAAAAGCAATTGCAGGTGGAGATTATTTACAGGCAAATATGCTAAGACAACAGATGGCTGGAAATGTTGATGCTTATAATCAAAAAATAGTTGCAAATAAAAATGATAATACTATATCAACTTTAAGACAACAACTTGCAGATTTTCAAGATCAACTTGCACAAGGTAAAGATCCAGGTAAGAAAGCTGCAGCTCAATTAAAGGCTAATACACTGGCTGCATCAATAGAAAAATATCAAGTTGGCTCAGTTACAATGCCTTCAGCGGTGTCCTATGGCCCTACAACACAGCTAGGAAGTTCATCAAATAATGTACCAGCAATAAATGTTGTAGTAAATGCAAATGGTTTAAGCCCAGATCAAGCTACAATAGTTGCAAGAAATGCAATAGAAAAAGCATTAAGCGATGCGGGAATTAAAGCAAGCGCATCAGCTAGAAAAACATCTGTAGGAGGCAAATAATGCAAATACAATCAGGCATACAAGTTTCACTAGATGGCACAACATGGTATAAACTAACAGACCACAATCGTGAGCCCTTTAAAATTGGATATGAAGTTATTGATAAAACAAGCCGTATGGCAGATGGAACCTTAAGAAGATATGTTATTGCAAGAAAACATAAAGTTACAGCATCTTGGAAAATGACAACAACTTTAGATTCTGATGCAATTGATTATGTTTCTACAGATTCAACATCAGGAAAAGCAGGAGCATGGATGAAATCTTTTTATGAAACAAATGTGTTTTTTCCAGTATACTTAAAATTAATAAATGCAGCAACAGATCTTAATACACCAGGCTCATATCCAGATGGCACTACATATTATTCTTCAAAAGATGCTTCTTCAGAAGCTATTATATATCAAACATATATAACTGGCTTTGACTATGAAGTTGTAAAAAGAAGCGTGGGTGGAAATCAAAATAACGGTAGAGACTTAGTAAATATAAGTATAGAATTTACGGAGGTATAATGAAAGGCACCTCAGTAGTAAAACAATACTTTTCATCAGGATCAAGACATTATGTAACTCCTTCTGTTTCTGCAGAATGGAATTATAATCTTTTTTATGCACCATACGCAACATTTTCTGGAAATGGAAATGCAATAACAACAAATTGGACAAATCCATCAAGTTGGAATAAATCTGGATGTACGGCAACATACGATACAGCAAAAGGAAGAACTTCAACTTCATATACAGACACATCATGTTTAAAGCTTACAACTTATGGGCAAAATGGATCAGCTTCCATAGTAATAAATCCAACAGGCTATGCAACAAATAATACATATAAAGTAATTTTTTATGCCAAACTTGTAGAAAATGCTCAAGTTACCCTTACAGCTTTAAATTATGTTGATAGCCAAAGATCTTCTTCTGCATCAGAAGTAATTGATAGTGCCGTTTGGACTAAATTTGAAGTATATGTTAGTTCATTGCCAACAGAAAATCCTTACACAACATTTACATTTACTTTAGATTTTACTTCACTTGACACAACAATTGGATCACAAACTCAACAGCCAATAAGTAGTTATAATATTTTAATTGATCAATTTGAAGTTTTTCAAACAACAGATCAAGATTATCAATATGGAAATTTATGGAAAACATTAGCACCGTTTGGATTTTTTAGACCAGGAGAAAGTTACATTCCATCAGGCAATTCATTAACTCCATTGCCAACAGATTTTAGAAAAATTAATACATCTTTTCAGCAAACACTTTTTAATGGACAAGTAATGCCAGTAAGTCCTGTTACATATCATCCAACCGTGCTTGGTTCTGCAAAATCAAATCCATTGTTTAAAAATGGTATATTGTCAGATTATACAACTTATAAATATTTTGTATCTGACGGAATAACAAACTCGTTAGGCGCACTATATGATAAAGTGCTTGCAACAAATAAAATTGTTATTAAATTAAATATTAATTATGCTGAACCAACAAGCTTAACCATAAATTTATATAATACTGTAAATAATTATAGCTACACTAAATCTTTAACAAGTTCTGATATTTCTGATGCTGGAGTAATTATTCTTTACCACCAAGCCGATGGTTCATGGACTACAACACCATGGACTGTAATGCCAATGTTTAATACTGAAGGACAAATTACTAATTATCAAAATATTAATAAAATTGTTGTTACTCAAAATTCTGCAAATATAAATCCTGCATATCAATCTCCATCAAGTGATATTACAAATAACACAATGGATGGCGTCTCATATCCAAATAGATACTCAAATTATCAAAAAGACATGAAAAGACTTCACGTTGTTGAAATTTCTCCAAGAATAGAAATAGATTTAACTAATTATTTGGTTAGTGTAAATACTAAAGAGGAGCTAGATAATAAAGAATACCCACTTCCAATATCAGGAATATCTGCTAATTCTGCAAAAATAACACTTTCAAACATTCCATTTAAACTTACTGATAACATATTAAGTCTTTTTTCAAATAACTCCAGCACTTCTCCATTAAATGGCTTATTTAAAAATAACGTAAAGTTTTATATCAATTATATTATTCAGGATGCATTAAGTGGAGCAAGCGGGGCCGACAAAGTTATCTCTGGTGGAGTTTATTATGCAGAAGAATGGATAGGAAAAGATTTACAGCAAACAGAAATTATAGCTTATGATATAAGTAAGTACCTTCAGCTTCTTTCTCCAACAGATTATGTTTCTCAATCACAAGATGTTTTTAATGTAATATCAAACATAATGGACTTTGCTGGCTTTACAGATTATGACTATGATAGTTTAAAGAAAGTTACATCTTCAAGAGTGCCATTAACAGATGGATCAACATCAATAAACACTTCACCTATAAAATCATCTTATTTCTATTGCGATGGGCTACAACAAAAAGTTTTTGATGTTTTAAGAGAATTATTTGAGGTATATCAAATAGGAGCATATATAAATTCTTATGGAGTTATGAAGTTTTTAGACTTAGAAAATATACTATCTAATGTAAAACCAAACATATTGTTGCATGATAGCAAAACCCCAATTACTATATCTACACCAACATACACAGATAATTTAACCATAACAAGTAATATTACAGAAAACACATATACTGAAAAAATTGGCACCAAGCTTGGAAAAGCAACAATGAAATTTAAAATTCCACAAATAAATAAAACATTTGGAATTGAAGGCACCTCTAACACCCAATCACTAGAAACAAAAATTATTGACAAGAATGATATTCTTTGGCAACTTGAAAAAGAATCAGTTGTTACATTTAATTTTTTAAATCAATCAATAGATAGTTATTCGCAAAATTATTTTTATCTTGATCCATATGATTTAACTAAAACTTTTAGATCATTTAATATTGATCAAGAAGGATATGCAATTATAGAGGGCGAAATTGTTAGCTTTAAAGATAAAGAATTTTTATTTACAGTCACAGACCCTGTAGATAATTCTGCTACACCATCAAACATAATTTCAGATTATAGAGTAGTTGTTTCAAATGGAGCAGATTTACAAGCAGCAATATCAGATTACTCTGCTAAATCAGGGTATGGAGGATCAGTTTCCTATAGGCCAACTGGTAAAATATGCAATATAGAAAGAGGATTATTTAACACACCAGTTAGAGTACATAAAATTATTGATAATGTTTCAACTCTTTTAACAAGAACAAGTGTAATTAGTGGTTTACAGCCATCTGTATCAAGCAATCAAATTATAATGAATGCTTCTCAACAAGGTGTAAAAAGCATACTTTCTCCAACAGACAATACAAGCTCAAGCACTACGCCATATCAAACTTTTTCAACAAAGATGAGAATTGGTCCATCATCGGATTCAAAATTTCAAGCTGGAGTCGGAGGGGGCTTAGTATTTAATATTGAAGGAACACCAACATACGTTGAAATAAGGCAGGTAGAATCTGGTGGGAAATATGTAGGTTCAATGTTTGTCCCAGATAAATCATACATGCTCTATGTATACCAAGGAAATTCCCCAACATCATCTACCACTTTGCTGGGCTCAGAAAAAAATCCAGTTGTAGGGGTAAGCATTAATAAAAACATATTAGACGAATCGGACATATACCCAGTCGGATCACCGTTTGAAGAATTTGGTAAAACAGTTAATTTAAAATTTGTTAAAATACAAAATCCATCAAGTTGGGTTGACCCAAAAACAAAACAAACAGTTTATGGGCCATCTTTTGAAATATATATAAACAAAAAGAAGTTAAGTTTAAATACAAAAAAAGTCAATTTAAATACATCTGGTAGATACGGTATTTTTACTCAAACAGTAAACGCACAAGCTGGAACAACAGGAAGCATTGGTTTTACAGAAATATATGCTACCCAGACTCCGCTAGATAGATCAGACTTATACTATCATTGGCAACTAAATAGTTTTGCAAACACGCTTGCAGGAAAGCATAAAGTGTTTGAAGTAAATTATATGCTTCAGGTAAGACCAGAAGTTATTGGAATTAATTATTATGATATTCAATACCAAACAGCTCCAGCATTAAATGCTTATTCTGTGCCATCCCCATACGATTGGTTTTATTTTACTGAAGATAAAGCTAAAGCAAATAATGCCACAAATGGAAATAATCAAAACTTAAAGCTAAACGTAGTTTCGGTTGGGGAAGATGCATTAACTTACTCCAACATATACAATTCTGGATTTAGAGGTAGATTTGCTATTATTAATGGATCACCTTCTATGATATGGCTTAAAAAAACACCAGATTCTAAAAATCCAGTAGATGTAACATATCTTGTAAATACAAACGACCTTGTTTCTTTAAGTACTGAAATTTCTATTGAAAAAATATTTGATCCAGCTAATATATCTGAAAGCATAGAAATAAACTCTAACTGGGTACAATCAAAAAGCGCAGCAATTGGTATTTTAAAAAATATTTTTAAAGCTGTAGACGGTTTTAGTCGAGATACTAGAGTTTCTGTTTATGGAAATCCTTTGTTTGAAGTTGGCGATGTTCTTCAAGTTAATTATAGTCAAAAAAGTATAATTAATAAAAAATATTTTGTTCAAGGTGTTGAACAACTACATACATATGGCCTTGAAACTGTATTAACTTTAAATGAATTGACAAACAGTTAAAACTGGTATAATGGATTAGGTGAAAAAATGACTCAGATATCAAGAAGTACTAGGCAGGCAACAACAGTACCAGGTGGGGTACAAAAAAGACGTACCCTTATAATATCTGATAGAGACCCAAGAAACAATCCATCCTATATAGCTAACTATATTGGAGAAATTAAAATTTTGCCTTATGAAAAATATATACAGTATATTAAAACTTCTTTTTATTCAGATGTAGATGAATTAACTCAGGAATCAGAAAATGTTGTTGCTGGACTCCGCCCGCCAACAAATTTATATTGGGATCCAACAAATGCTTCTTCCTCAGAAATAATACCATCAGGATTAACACACACAATCAATCTATATTTAACTTTTGATCCATCTGTAGATGAAATTGCAGATAATGGTGATGTTACATATGAGGTTCGAGCTATTGCAACAGGTCCAGCAATTACACAAGCAGTAATAGACAATGGTGGTGGTATCTCAACTGGACTTTCTGGCTCAACAATCACTCCTTCTGGAACAAGTCAATTTACGCCAATTACAAGATCAACAATAGTTGTAGTTATAAAAACATCTTCTCAAATTAAATTAAAATGGAAAGGTGTACCAGGTGCAAGTGGGTATGATGTTGTAGTAACGGGAAGAAATCAACTTGCAGCTGTAGGCAAAACTTCAAAAGCTTATTCAAGCGGAAATGGTGTAAATACTGACGGATATCATTATCTTACAATAGTTCCACAAAGCGGATACACATTTAGCGGTTCTTATAATTTTAGCATTAAGGTAAAATATAATCAAGGAGTTTCAAAGGCGGTGACATACAATGGACAAGTTAACATTTAAAGGTACATATGTTTTTAAACAAAACAGTGTAGAAATAGGTAGATCAGAAAACTTAATAACTACAAATGGTAGAAAAGTTTTACTTCAGTACCTTGTTGGAACAAGAACAAATTGGGCTGCAGATATGGCAATAGGAGCAATAAATAATTCTGTAAGCGTATCAGATGTTGAATTAAATTTTGAAACAGGAAGATATCCAGTTTCATTAAAAACATACATATCCGCAAATCAAACAAATCCAGACTTAATTGTTGTTAGGGCAACTTTGCCTTCAAGTCTATACGCCAATATATATGAAATTGGTTTATACCCAGATACAAGAATTACAAATGTTGCTAATAGAAACGATAAAATATTAACAGATTTTTCTGATCTAACTAACTGGGTTACAAGTATTGCTAATGAAAGCTTAAACGTAACAAATCAAGGAAATACTTATATTACTGGATTTTCTCCACAAGGAACTGCTTCCCCAAGAATTGGTGGGTTTTCTGTAGATCTTGAGCCTAACACAAAGTATGAAAATAATTCTTTTGCTTTTAGTTTAGAAGGATATACAGATTTAGATACATTACAAATTTTAGCATATAATACAGCAAGCGGTGTTGTTACTGTAAAAATGAAAGATGTTTTAGAAAATGAATATTCTTTTAATTATACCTTAAGTGCAAACGGCTCTTATCAAATTTTAAGCGTACCATTTCCAGCAAACATTAATTTTGCAGATACAATCAATTCTGTTTCTATAACAACAGATTCAACAGCTTCATTAACGATTGATGCAATAAAAACATCTGTGACTAACGAGCTTACAAATGAAGATTATATTATAAGTAAATCAATTCTTACAACCCCAATAGCAAAAGTTTACGGGACACCCTTGGATATTGAATATTACGTACAGGTATTGTAGGGAGAAATAAATGGCCGTTGGAACAATTGCAAAGGTAAGTGTGTCTGTTTATTCAACATACGTAAATGTTCAATTTGCAAAACCAGCTAATACAACAAAATTTATTATACAGGTAACTGATTCTGCAGGATTTTACGTAACACCAATATACAATACTTTTACTTCCTCCGCAGCAACTGGAACAAATTTAACTTATAAAGTCTCTGGCCTAACTCCTGGTCATAAATATTATCTTGATGTTACACCATATAACGGATCTCAAGTTGGAACTGCAAGACCTTATTACAATAGCAACACAAATAATACATTTACAACTACAAAAACAACAACATCTTCAACGCCAACAACAACATTTAGTGCATCTTCCCCCACAACTGGAACTTCCTCTACTGGACCAGTAAGTACTTCAAATAAAACAGGAACAACAGCAAATGGCGGTACAACAAATAAGTCTTCAGCAGCTTCATCAAATACCCCCAATCCTGGCTCTGTAGAAGCAACACCACCGTATGATTTAAACGCTGCTGGAAGAATACAAGAAAAAATTGAAAAGCTTGACCCAAACACCCCATACTCAATTGACGTTAGAGCCGTTTCTACAGATGCCGATGGCAAACCAATTTATTCTGAATGGTCAACAAAACTTAATTTAATTACACCAGGATATGCTACTGACGGAAAAAATTTCCAATCTATAAATTCTAATACCGACATTCTTCTTACTGGAGGATCATTATATGCGGGAGAATTTACTGGGAGCACTGGTTCTGCCAATGTTGTAAATGATGAAATTTTTGGAACTGGCATCATATTAAATCAAAGTGGTCTTGCAGGAATTAATAATGGAGAAAAACAATTCTATATAGATGCAAGTACAGGTGATGCATATTTTGCAGGCACTGTAGCTGCAACAATTATTCAAAGCACTAGTTATTCAGGTGTAACAGATGGAACTGCTTTTTCAAGCAATGGAATGGCTATTAATTTAAATAATGGATCCATAACATCAGAACAATTTAGAATTGATACTCAAGGAAATGCATATTTTGGCGGAGATGTTTCTGGCTCTTTGTATGGAGTCCAGACACTGGGAAATTATATATCTGCTACAGCACAAGCTTCTGCAAGCGGTAAAAACACTATTTATTATAGAATAGGAACAACAGCAACATCAAGTAGGGCGCCAGATGGAAATATTTATTCTATTACAGAAGGAAGCGGAACAACTGGTCCTTCATCAGCATTTCCAGTAGGCCCGATAACTGGACAAACTGCAATTGATGGAGATACATGGTTTGCATACAATGTAAATAAACGTGTGATCGCACAATACACATATAGTGCTTCAAGCGGTGGCTGGATTCAAACAAAAGTTGACGGTTTAGTAATTGCAAATATTGATGCAGGAGCAATAACATCAGGAACAATTTCTGCTTCAATTGAAATAAGATCTCCAAATATTGTTGGTGGACTTATTATTGGAGGAAGGTTTCAAACTTCAAATAATGCAGGTCATATTGAAATAGGAAATACCAACTATCAAGATACTATTGTTTTTAAAAATTACAACGGAGCAGTTGGCGCTACGTTGGCTCCTTTTGTTGATGAAAGCGGTACTGACGGATTAATAATACACTCGGGATCAAGCCCAACTACAAATACTGAAGGGTCAACAAATGGTGTTGCTATGCAGTGGGTAGGCAGAGATTATTGGACAGTTCAATATAAGAACAATCTCCCATTGATAGATATACAATTTAATTCACTTCGTACAAGAAATCATTTTGGATATGCCTATACAGTTAACAATTCTAATACACCTTCATATGGTCCATCAGACGTAAGAATGAGAAATATTGGATACGGAAATACTGGAACAACAAGCCCCGCCAGCAGCACTGTATATGCTGGCAACGGGGACATATATTTGGGATATTAAATGGCTGGATTTGTTTACAATGGAAGCTGGAGAAATCTAAAAAGCATCTTTGTTTATAATGGCGCTTGGCGTTCAGTAAAATCTGGGTGGGTTTATAATGGAGCTTGGAGAAGATTTTTTTTAGCAGGATCTTCTATAGAATCAGAAGTTACAATTTCTAAATCTTTAAATTCAACCGACCTTGTAGTTTTAACAGGAAGAAACTACCACTGGAACCCAACACCAACTTCATTGTCATATTCATTTCAGTGGTCTTCAAACGGTGGCTCATCTTGGTCAGACATAGACAATGGAACAGCAACTAACCCGTCCTCTGGATCAAGTAATACATATTCGTATACAGTTGCAAAGAATGAAGTTGCAAAAGGTGGAGTAGATAATCTTTATAGGTTTGTGGTTAATGCTACAATAGACGGTGATTCTGTAAGCAGCACATCAAGCACAACTACAATAAGTAGTCCCTATGACATAGGCGTTTATGAAGATACTCGTGGAATAACAAGTGTAAGAATATACTGGGATGCATCTGTAAATGCAAATAGATATATTGTTTATTATCAAGATATATTTACAGGTACATTTTATTATGCAGTAAATGGAGCAGGAGGAAAAACAGGAACTTCAGCTACAATAACTAACCTAACATCAAATAGAAATTATAGGTTCTATGTTCTTCCAATAACGGGAACAGCTGGGTCAACATTATTAAATTATTATGGATACGCAGGTAACAGTGCCTATGTAGACATAAAAACAGATAGACCCACTACACCAGATGTGCCAACAGGCTTAACAGTCACTCCCCGTGGATCAAGATATTACACGTTATCCTGGGATTATGATTCAGATTATACATATGATATTTATTGGGGATCACTAAATCAACAATATGCAGGAGATTATGCTGACGCATATAACATTGGTTCATCGCCATTTGAATACTCATATCAATTCCCAGCAGGGTCTACTTGGTATTTTTCAATAAGAGCAGTTTTAAATGGCGCTAAAGGCGATTGGTCAGCACCAGTTGGAGCAAAGCTACCAGGCAAACCTACGGGAGGCGCAATTGAGCTGTCAGGTTCTGGAGCAGCTGGAAGTACATTGACGGCTACAACTACTGGGTGGACAGATTCTCCAACAACCTATAGTGTAGAAATCTGGGCGGGAACGACAGCTGGAAGCTACAACATATTAAAAGCATATAATTCACCATCAACATCAAATACAGTTTCTTATACTATTACAACTAATGACGCTTCACCACCACCATATATATTTATTGCATATGCTTATGGCATAAATTCATATGGAACTTCAGATAGAGCAACTTCAAGCACTATTACTTCATACATACCTACACCAACCCCTACACCAACCCCTACACCAACCCCTACACCAACCCCTACACCGACTGGGATCACTTATTATGTTGGCACATCTACATGTGATTTCCAACTTGGCGAATATGTTTCTGGTCCTTCTGTTAGTGGACCATTTACTGCTGAAAGTATGCCATCCGATACATCGGTACTTGGAGCAAGAACTCTTAGACTTACTGCTTATAGAAGCACATCTGACGCTGCTTTAGCTGCTGTATCAGGTTCATGCGGATAAAATAAAAGCAAAAATATGATATACTGATAAATCAAGTCGCTAGGAAAAATATGGATGATGCAAAAGTTTGGGATTTATTAAATCCAAATATTAAATGGGCAGACGAACATAAAACAAATTTAAGATACAGTATTTGTAAATCTTGCCCCGAGTTAATTAAATTAACTAAACAATGTAAAAAGTGTAGTTGTTTAATGCAATTTAAAACAAAAATTGAAAAAGCATCCTGTCCGATTGGAAAATGGTAATGAAAATTAAAGAGCCTGAAATAATTAAAACAATACTTCCCCCAGAAGAATTAAAAAAAATACAACAATATGCAATGAAAATGTGGGCAACAAATCCAAATTATGATTTTTCTTTTGGCAGACATCAATGGGCTAATACTCCAGAGCTAAAAGAGTTTCATGAAATGCTTACAGAAATAGCTAAAGATCATTTTGAGTCTAATACACTAAAACCTTCATGGTGCCTTATGTCAATTTATGAAGGAAAAGAAGCAAAACTATGGAAACATAAAGATGATAATGCTTGCACATATCATATAAATTTTTGTGTATTTCAAAAAACACCGTGGGAACTTTGGGTAGAAGGAAAGCCTTATCTTTTAGAAGAAAATGACGCTCTTATGACATATGGTAATGATCAAGAACACTGGAGAGAACAATTTCCAGATCCAGAAAAAAACCTTGTTTGTAATGTATTTTTCTTTTATTGTGAGCCAGATCACTGGTATTTTACAGAAGGTCCAGATTATCTTTATACACATATCAGAAAATAAGCGTTTATGCTATAATTAATAAGGAGGAATTATGACATATCAATTAACAAATGAAGAAAAAAGATCTATTATTAATCAACATTTAAAAAATCTTGAGTTCAACAGGTACAATCTAGAAATAAGTTTGATTGAAGTAAATGCAGCGGGAGAATCATCAAAAGAATCTGCCGAAGATATTCAAGCTCAGATAAATTTAATAATTTCTAAACAAACATCTTTAAATGCAGAACTTGCATCTTTAACAGAATAGGTAAAAATGGAAAAAGCAGAGTTAATAATTACTGCTCTACAGCAACGTATTGGCGAAATTGTTTCTGATTATGAAACACGCATTGCCGTGCTCAGAGCTGATTTAACGCAATTAATGGATAAAGAGAAAGCTAAGGAAGAATATGCTGAATCTCTTCAAGAAAAAACTAGTCAAAGAAACTAAAATAGCGTCGTTTGTACCAAGCGGTTTAATTGGATTAAACGCTGGCTCTTTTTATTACGTAAAGGGAAACAAAAGATTTAAATTTGTTTCAGAAAGAGCTATGAAATCTTGGTGCCTTCCTATTTTAAAAATTGATGCTGCATTTTTAAACCGTTTAATTTCAGGTGGAACCCTGGGATTTAGAGACGGTTCTTTGGTCCAAGACATATCAGATGGTAAAATATATCTTATAAGCAATTCAAAAAAACGACACATTTTAAACCCAGATGTGCTAGAATGGTTTGAAGCAGATATAATTAAAGCTTCACAAAAAGAAATATTAATACATACAGAGGGGGAGCCAATAGATGAGTAACAAAATAATTCAATCCGATAATGCTGTAATTGATTACACAACTATCTCTGTAATGATTGATACTTTAAACAAACAGCAAAAAGCTATTGAAGATTTACAAGCAACTGTAAATGGAACAGTAACAACAGTTGATCTTATTTCAGGAAAAGTAACAGAAACAACTGGATCAAAAAAAGCAATTGGTAGTGCGGTTCAGATTACGGGAAAAACAGTCAAGGTAGATTTTGGTTCAAATTTTACACAAAAACCAAGTTCTGTAGTTGGAACAGTTTTATCAAATACTGGAACTCCAGCATATGCTTTTGTAAGCTCTACTGTTACAAGTACACAGGCTATATTTACAATAGTGACAAGCTCAACAACCTATAAAGGCATGTACCTTTATTGGATGGCATACGGAATTTAATGTACAAGCCTATCAAGTTTTGGAATAAACAAGATAGTAAAATTAGTAAAGAAGGTTACGTTTTGGTAAAAGCTCCAGAGCATCCTAAAAATTTTAAAGGTTGGTATTATGAGCACCGACTTATTATGGAAAAAGAAATTGGTAGAGTTTTGCAAGATTGGGAAACAATTCACCATATAAATGAAAATAAGTTAGATAATAGATTAATTAATCTATTTTTATGCTCAAGAATAGAGCATAATAAAGCACACGTTGCTTGACAAAAAACAATAAATTACGCTACAATTAACTAAACCTAAACAAAGGACTATATGACTAATGATTTAAAATGGATGATGGTATCGGATATTCACTTCCCCCGCCATGATCCAAGAAAAGTAGAACTATTCATGAATGTTATGAAGTGGTTTAAACCAGACTCTGTTGATTTGCTAGGCGACATTGATGATGCAGATTCAACATCACGATGGGCTGCAGAATATCCTGCAGAGTTTTCAATTCCAGTAAGCGATGGTGGTGTTACAGGGACAAGAGATTTTCTTGCGGACCTTCGTAAAATTGCTGGAACAAATGCAGATTTACATTTTCATGACGGTAATCACGGCTGGACAAGACATGGTGATTATTTAGCAAAAAAAGCTCCAGCATTTCTAGAATTCATTACACCAGATTCACTCTATGAATATAAAAAACACGGCATTAACTGGCACGAATATAACGAGCCACCTGTTAAACGCTTTGGTGATATGTATGGTCATCATGGTGAGTCCATTTCAAAACACTCTGGAGAATCAGTTCGTAATGACGTAAACAACTGGGGAGTATCCTTAGTTCGTGGACACTCTCATCGCATGGGTGCCTATTATCAAACATACAATATTACGGGGCAAGAGCTTCGTGGATATGAAATAGGACATCTTTGCGATGAAACTAAAATGGATTATTCCATTCAAAAAAACTGGCAGGCGGGATTTGCAATAGCACACGTTGTTAATGATTATCCGCATATGCAGTTAATTCAAATTACACGAGATTATACTTGTGTAGTTGACGGTAAAACATTTACCGCATAATATAAATAGGAGAAATAAAATATGAAGATTAATCAAGCAATGATTGAATCTTATGCACGTAACTTGCTGGGCCAACTTATTGGTGCAGCAACAATTGTTTCAGCAGCAACAAATGTTTCTATTCAAAATTTTGGTGGACACGAAGTATTGCTAGTTGCAAACGCACTTTGGGCATCACTTGTCCCAGTAGTAATTAGATACGTTAATAAGAAAGATCCAGCATTTGGACTTATCGCAGAAGTAGCTACAGCTAAAGTAACAAAAAAGTTGGGTAAAGCTGCTAAGTAATTAACAGCCAAAACTAAATAATGTTAACGTGTAAAAGATGCAAAGGACGAGTATTTGTTGATAGAGTTTATTCCCAGAACCTTCGGATCGAATTGTATTGCATCATGTGTGGGAAAAGATGGATGATCAGAAAAGATAATAGGTTCGCATCATGGGCAACAAAACAAGAAGAGATACTTCATCACGCCTACGGTATTTTTACCTAAATGGTAAATTACACAAGGCTATACGTCGTTCCCGTCCCGAAGACCTAATTATTGCTTGGGATTATCAGTTGGAGAAGCGTGTTGCTTATAATTTAACAGATGTTATTAAAAATAAACAACACGCCTATCCAATTAAAGAAGTTGTTAAAATAATTGGAAAACATGAAGATACAATTAAGTTGCATTTATATAAAGGAGATTTAAAATTTCCACAAAGAATTTATTCTTTAAATGGAAATAGAACTCCAGGAAAATATTTTTGGAGTGAAGACGATATTAGACAAATGCATGATTTTTTTAAAACAGTACACAGGGGTAGGCCAAGAAACGATGGCGGTATAACTCCAGGAGATATGCCAAGCAGAGCAGAATTAGAAGCAATGATTAAACAAGAAAACATTTTATATATTAAAAATAACGACGGGGAATTTGTCCCAGTTTGGAAGCAGCCTGAATGGTAAATGAAAAATTAAGTAAAGAAGCAAAGCACACACTAGATCAATCATTAAAAGTTTTAGAGTATGCTATGGAATTAGCTTTACAAAAAGATGACCTAGATGCTATGATAGCAATATCAGATAGATTGATGATGTTGTATCAACATCTAGCGGACAAAAACCCTAGAAAATTTAAACCAGGTTTTGCATTAGTTGAAAAGGAAGAAAAAAATGAGCAGCCAGAGTAATATAAAGGTTGACTTACAATTTACTCGCAATTTAGGCAATTATGAAAGCCTTAAGGTTGGTATTGGAATTGAAGATTTTCAACGTGCTGGAGAAACTATTGATGAAGCAACTAATCGGGTTTATGCTTTTGTTGAAAAAAAATTAATGGAAAAAGTTTCTGAAATAGAAGAAGAATTAAAAAGTAATAAGGGAAGCAAATGACAAAAGATGAAGCAAAACTTGCCTACGGTTTAGTTTCACTTTATTGCACTATGTATAAAGAAAAATATGGAAAAGCTCCAGTTGTTAATAAGTACAGAGAAAAGTGGGCAATGCAAGATGTCATAGATAGTGTTGGTTATGACAGAGCAAAAGTATTACTTGATTATTATTTTAAAGTAACAAATAGAGGACATGCTATATCTTGGTTTTTTTATAATTTTGAAAAATTAGATATAACATTGCAGCAAGCAGAAGAAGATAAAACAAGAAGAGAATTAATTAGAAGCAAGACTAGAGCTATGGTTGAAGAAAGAGACAATGAACACTGAATCAGCAGTAATAACATCAGTTTGTAAAAATAAAGATATCTCTACTGTTCTTGCTGAAAATATTGATGAAGTTTTTACATCTCACAGAGATGTTTGGGAAGGACTTAAATCTTATTATTTAAAGTTTAAATCAGTTCCAGATGTTTCAGTACTTACAGAAAAATTTAAAGATTTTGAACCAACAAATGTCAAAGGCGAGACTGCATATTATTTAGACCAACTTAAAAATGAATATCTTGCAAGTAGGTTGCGAAATCTTCTTTTAAGTTCAGGCGCTAGTTTAAAAACAGAAGCATCAAGTCGAGTTATTCTTCAAATGCAATCAGAGCTTAATTCTCTAGGAAAGCTAACCTCTGCTGTTAGAGATGTTGATTTAACAGACTTTAAGCTTGCAGAAAAACACTTTGAGTCTGTCAAAAATCGTTCTGATGCAATGGGCGGAAGCCCAGGAATCATGACAGGGTTTAAAGCTATAGACTACGCATATCCCACTGGAATGGCTCCAGGGCACCTAATTGTTATGATTGGTTGGCCAGGTAGGGGTAAGACTTGGATGAGCTCCTATTTGGCTTGTAAGGCATGGGAACAAGGCTTTAAACCTATGATCATATCTCTTGAAATGACACCAGAAAATATGCGTGACCGCATATATACCATGTTGGGCTCAGGTTTATTTAAAGCATCAGATTTTTCAAGAGGACAAGTAGACATAAGTTCATTTGATGATTGGGCTACAAAAAAGTTTAAAGATAAGAATCAATTTATATTAGTATCTAATGAAGGAACTGGACAAGTAACTCCAAATACAGTTCAGGCCAAAATTGACCAGCATAAACCAGATCTTGTAATTCTTGATTATCATCAATTATTTAATGACTCATCTGGAGCTAAATCAGAAGTAGAAAGAAATAGAAATATTTCTCGTGACTTTAAATTGCTTGCAGTAAGAAATAATATTCCAATTATTGATATTACCGCAGCAACTATGGATGACATTTCAGATCAAGATTCCCCGCCATTATTGTCACAGGTAGCATGGTCAAAGGCAATTGAATACGATGCTGATATGGCAATGGCAGTTCATAGAACCCCAGATACCAATATTATTGAAGTAGTATCAAGAAAGAATCGTCATGGGACTGAATTTGATTTTTACCTTGACTGGGATTTAAATCGGGGAATTATTCAAGAGTTGTATGACAACCCAATAACATAATTTATGTAATCAATCTTTAAGTTGATATAATTATCAAGAAAGATTGGTGATCATGTACCCACGAAAGATACATGACTTTTGGATGAATGGAATTATTAAAGATGATTCTAAATTCCAAAGCTCAAGGGAGAATTATGAAAGACTTTTGGTTCAGCAAATGCGAAGCAAAGGCTATGTTCCTGTACTTGACATGCAACCACAATTTAATGTAAAATATAATAATGAAAAAGATCACTACACTTTCAATCTTGTAATGTACGGCATGTATATTGGAAAAGCCAAATCATTAAAATACGAAGGTTTCTCTGGTCAGAGCTTAATACCTAAAGGATAAAAAATGTTAGATGCATATACAAAAGCGGATCTCCGCTCTATTTTGCGTTCTTGCAATATAAGCGTTGTTTCAGAAACAGGAACTGATTTTTTATGCTTATGCCCGTTTCATCACAATGTTGATTCACCAGCATTTGCAGTAAGTTATTCAAAAGGGCTTTACATCTGTTACAACCAAAACTGTAACTCATCTGGAACGGTTCTTGATTTAGTAAAGCTACTTACGGGAAGAAATGATTTTGAAGCATTAAGGTTTATTTCTCAAAATAAGCAAACAGAAGAAGAAGCATTTGAAGATGGACTCAAAGATTTACTTGATGAAAAACCAGAGTTTACTGTGTTCCCAGAAGAAACTCTTACAAAATTGTATGAAGAGCTTTTGATAAATGCAGAAGCAAAAGAATATTTTAAATCAAGAAATATTAATTTATCATCAGTAGAGCATTTTAAGCTTGGGTATTCTTCTAACATGGGCATGGTTACAGTACCACTTCATTCCCCAGACGGTCAACCTGTTGGAATTATTGGTAGATCAATTACTGATAAAAGATTTAAAAATAGTGTAAATTTACCACGCAATAAAACTATGTTTAATTTGCACAGGGCAAAGCGTGAGGGTGGTACAATCATTGTTGTTGAATCAAGCTTTGATGCAATTCGTTTGTGGCAAGCGGGTTATCCAAATGCAGTTGCAACACTTGGTGGAAGCATATCTGATATTAATGTGCAAAATTTAAATAAATATGCATCAACAATTATTGTAATGACAGACAATGATACGGCTGGAAGAGCATTGGGTAAAACAATAGCAAGCAAGTTAAAAAATAAAAATGTTTTGTGGTCTCAGTATGACCACAATACAGTGTATCCTCATTTTGCTAAAGATGTGGGCGATATGACTGATGAAGAAATAAAGCAGTGTATAAAAAATGCAATTCCGCATTTTGAGTACGCAAATATGTGATATAATAAAAAAACAGGGCATACTACAGCCCCTTTACACAAGGAGAATATAATATGGGAATAGTTAAAGGCTTAAACGCTTTAAACAAGCAAATGGAAAGACCAGCTTCGTCTGGTGATTCACAAAAAGGTAGATGGCTACAGCTTAAAGATGGCCAATCATTAAAAATCCGCTTCATGCAAGAAATTGATCCAGACTCGTCTTCATATATTGAAAAAGCAGGTTTGGCATTTATTGCAGTTGAGCACACAAATCCAAAAGATTACAAGCGCAAAGCACTTTGCACAATTGAAGACTTAGGCCGTTGCTTTGGTTGCGAACAACACCGACGTGATCCAAAGTCTGGTTGGAAAGGTCGTTCACGCTTTTATGCTAATGTTCTTGTTGACGATGGTCAAGAAGAACCATATGTTGCAATTTTTTCACAAGGTGCTGGTCCAAAATCAGCAACTCCAGAAATCATTAACTATGCAGGAGAGACTGGAAGCATCTCTAATCTTAACTGGAAGTTAAAGCGCACAGGTACAGCAACGGATACTAATTATTCAATTATTCCTTTGCCAACCGCAGATGTAAAACCAATTGATTTAGAAAAGTACGAATTATTTGATTTAGAAAAATCAGCAGTTCGCAATGTTTCTTACGAAGAGCAAGAAGCATTTTATTTTGGCATTACATCAGATTCTTCAGAAGAATCACTTCAATCAGCATCATCAGCAGTAGAATGGTAATTCGCTAAATAATGAAATTTGCCCACCTTCACGTTCATTCGCATTATTCGCTTATGGATGGTTTAAACACACCTTATGAGCTTCTTAAAGCTGCACAGAAGGCTGGGCAAGTTTCGTTAGCAATTACAGATCACGGAACTCTATCATCACATAGAGACATGCAAATTGCTGCAAAAGAACTTGGGATGAAGCCAATACTTGGGCTTGAGGCATATCTTTCAGAAACAGATCGTTTTGACAAAAGAGCAGTAGCAAAAAGAGAAGATAATACTTCTTTATACTCGCACATCATTCTATTAGCAAAAAATGATTTAGGTTTAAAAAATCTTCAAAAGCTTTCTCAAATTGCTTGGACAGAAGGTTATTATCATAAGCCACGAATTGATATGGAAGTTCTTTTTGAGTTTGGTGACGGTATAATTGTATTGTCTGGTTGCATGGGTGGAATTATTTCTAAGGCTATAGAGCGTGGAGATAATGAAAAGGCAAGAGAATATACTAAAATATTTAAAGATCGTTTTGGTGAAGATTTTTACATTGAAGTTCAAGCACACAATCCAGACAGTTTAAATACTGCTTTACTTGCATTGGCAGATGAATTTAAGGTAAAGCCAGTAGCAACGGGGGATTGTCATTTTGCAGTCAAAGAAGAACGGGACTTGGAAGAACTATTACTTATTCTATCTACCAAGCCAACACAAAATAAAGAAGCAGACTATACAAGTAGTCGTAAATTCACTAGTATTATTGATAGGTTTGATTATATTTATCCCAATCGCCCTATTAGTTTCGCTGACATTAACGTTTATATTCAATCCTATGATGAAATTTTATTGGATTTTGAAAAAGCGGGCATTAAAAGAAAAGATATATACGAATCATCAGTAGAGATATCAAATAAAATTGAAGAATATGATTTTCATGAAAACCTTGACTTATTGCCAGTACCAAAAAAGAATGCATTAAAAACTCTTAAAGAGATGTGTGATAAATCCTTATTAGATATGGAATTAAAAAATGAAATTTATAAAGAAAGACTTGAAGAAGAGCTTAAAGTCATCAAAGAAAAAAACTTTGCTAGTTATTTTCTTGTTGTTAGTGATATGGTTAATTGGGCAAAACAGAATGAAATTCTTGTTGGGCCAGGACGTGGATCCGCAGCGGGATCGTTAGTATGTTATCTTTTAGGTATTACAGATGTAGATCCAATAAAATTTGACCTACTATTTTTTAGATTTATTAATCCAGAACGTAACGATTTTCCAGATATTGATACAGATTTTATGGATAGACGTCGTGGCGAAGTTAAAGAATATTTGCGTAAAAAATTTAAACACGTTGCATCTATTTCTACATATCAGTATTTTAAAGATAAAGGCGTTGTAAGAGATGTTGCCAGAGCTTTCTTAGTACCACTTGGAGAAGTAAATAAAGCCTTAAAAGGCGTTGAAACATTTGAAGAATATGAATCAAGCCCAAGTACCGAAGAGTTTAGAAAAAAATATCCAGAGGTTACAAAATATGCTTCTATGTTGCGTGGAAAAATTCGTGGTAATGGAATGCATGCAGCAGGTGTTGTTGTTGCAAAAGATGATATTAGCAAATATGTTCCAATTGAAACAAGAAAAGATCCTAATGAATCTGTTTCGGGCAGAATTCCAGTTGTAGCATATGATATGGAGCAGACAGCAGATTTAGGATTGATTAAACTTGACGTATTAGGACTAAAAACACTTTCTGTTATTTATGACACATTAAAAACAATTGAGCATATTAAAAAGAAAAAAATTAACTTAAAAGAAATAAAGCTTGATGATCCAAAAGTTTTTGAGATGTTATCCAGTGGTTTTACAAAAGGTGTTTTTCAAGCAGAAGCAACTCCATATACAAACCTTCTCATTAAGATGGGTGTAGACAATTTTGAAGATCTTGCAGCATCAAATGCTTTGGTTCGCCCAGGCGCTATGAACACTGTGGGTGGCTCATATATCAGACGTAAACATGGTGAAGAAATTGTTACATATGCTCACCCAACCATGCAAGAGTTTACTGCAAGAACATACGGAGTTATTATTTATCAGGAGCAGGTTATGCAGGCTTGCGTTCATTTAGGTGGAATGTCTTGGGCCGATGCTGACAAGGTTAGAAAAATTATTGGAAAGAAGAAGGATGCAAAAGAGTTTGATATATATAAAGACCAGTTTATCGCAGGCGCTTCAAATCATATTACGTCCGAAGATGCAGCAAAGTTATGGCACGATTTCGAAGCTCACGCTGGCTATTCTTTTAACCGTTCTCATGCCATTGCGTATTCTATGCTTAGCTATTATACTGCTTGGCTTAAATTTTATTACCCTCTTGAGTTTATGTTTGCCATTCTCAAGAACGAAAAAGATAAAGATGCTAGAACAGATTATTTACTCGAAGCCAAGCGTTTGGGCATTAAGGTATTGCTCCCACATATCAATGAGTCTGATCTCGATTTTAGCATTCAGGGAAACTCAATAAGATTTGGTTTATCAAACATTAAATATATTTCTGATAATATTGGTAGTAAGATTACGGCATTGAGACCTTTTAAAACATATACAGAGTTTATGGATAAGGCTAAGGAAAAGGGCAGTGGTATTAATTCAAGAGCTTTAGAATCTCTTAATATGATTGGTGCCTCTGCTTTTCCTGATAATCCACGCAAAGGTAACGAAAATGAAAACCTTTATGAATACCTTGGAATTCCAAAGTTTGATACAGGAAAGATAAGCCCATCAATTAAAGCACAGGTTAACCCGTTAGAAGAGTTTCTTGAAGAAGGATGTTTTGTTCTTTTGGCAATGGTTAAATCAATTAAAAAAGGACCAACTTGGTCTCGAATTGAGTTGGTAGATGATACAGGTTCAGTAGGAATTTTTCATTCTGTCAATACAGAAATTGAAGCTGGCATGATGTATTTTTTCCTTGTTGGAGATAATAGAATACATCAATATGTAACTATTGATGAAGTTGTAAATAAAACAAACGAACCTTTTGTTCAATGGCTCTATAAAGATAAACTTAAAATTGAAAATGGGAAAATGCTTGTTCTTGATTTTACAAATTACAAAACAAAAGCAAACAAAATGATGGCTCATATAATTTTGTCTGATGCAGATAAAAAGTTAGAGAGAGTTATAGCTTTTCCTAAAATTTATAGTAAAGCTTTAGGAAAGATGAAGCCAGGAACTATTTGCGACCCAGCAATAGCTAAACTGGAAGATGGAACACTATATGTAAAGGAGGTAAGTTAATGTCAGAAAATAATATAAATTTAGGACTTGAACAAATTGCTGCAGCAATCATTGCTAAATTTGGTAAAGTTAATATTTCTATGGAATCGCTTTTATCAGATTACTCAGCAAAAAGCATTTCTGTTACGCAAGATTTAGACACACAGGATTTAGTCCTAGAGTTAATTGATAAGCCAACAGAGACAGAGTAAATAGTGTATAATATAAGTATATGGCTCAGTCCTATATACTTAAAGGTACGGAAAACGAGTTCTTGCTTGTTATTAGAGCAGAGGATGAAAAAACAGTCTATAGCATAATAGATTTGTTGTCAACAAGTCGTAACGAACAGATTAAAAATCTGTCAATAGAATTAGAAAAGAGTTTACATGATAACGGAAGAAATCCTAGCAAAGCTGGATCCCAAAACAAGAGCAAGAGTACAAATAGCAACAACAATAGACGTAGAAAAACAAAAAACACCTAGCATTGGTTTAAACATGGCTCTAAAAGGTGGGTTTGGCTATGGTCGTCAAATTCTTGTATGGGGAAATAAATCAGCAGGTAAATCTTCTTTTTGTCTGCAAATGATTGCTGATGCACAAAAAAATGGAAAAAATTGTGCATGGATAGACGCAGAAGCTTCATATTCTGCAGAGTGGGCAAGTAAATTAGGTGTAGATTCAGAAAAATTAATTTATTCACCAGCAAAAACAATTAATGATATGGTTGATGTTGCTACACAATTAATGGATGCAGGCGTTGATTTAATTGTTGTAGACTCAATCTCTGCTTTGTTACCAGCAATTTACTTTGAAAAAGATAGTTCGGATTTAAAAAAATTAGAAGACACCAAACAAATTGGTGCAGAAGCAAAGGATATGACACATGCAGTCAAAATGCTTAACTACGCAAACAAAAACACATTACTTGTTCTCATCTCACAACAACGAAATCAGTTTGGATCTATGCATGCTAGTCACATCCCCACAGGTGGCATGGCAGTCAAGTTCTTTTCTTCCACTGTCATTAAGCTCTGGTCGTCTGA